TTAATTATTTTGTGAAAGTTCTTCAATAAAGTCTAAAAGAAGTATGTCTAGCATTACGTTTATTGGCATCAGTTGACTCCATGTAAGCTCTCCTTCTTCGTACCCCTCTTCGACAGCTAAAGATCTTCCAATCTTATATGTGTATTTTTCCATTACTAGCAGTTTTACCTCTCAATTTAATAAATTCAGATTTAATCTGTTTTATCTTTTGGTAAAGCTTTTCATCCTTTTTTACAAGGTACTGCTCGCTTAGGTTTTTGTGTTCTTTTTCTAATTGTGCAATCTTCTCTCCTTTGGTTATTACACTGTTGAGATAGTCCCTGACTGCTTTAATGGAGTCTATTGTTTCGATAGAGAACTGCTTAGAAGGAATGTGTAATCCTTTGATGTAATATTCACCTACCATAATAGTTATTTTGTCAAACTTATCATTGGTTGTGATAACCGCATTTCCTTCTTTATCTAAAATTAATGTTCTCATATTTTTTATAAAAATTAACAGGTTGTAAACGCAACCTCGTTCCTCGGTAGTCGCTCAAGCTCGTTTACAAGGGCGTTAGTGGTAATACTACTTACTACCAAAATATTTTTTAGGTATCATACATTTTTCTATAAGTCTTTTATGAACTTCTTCTTGTGAAGGAATCAATTCAAGAAAGCTTTTTAAAGAATCAGACATACCTAAATCAATAGGTTTTATTTCCGTACTACCACTAACATTATTTAAATTCAATTTATCTTTCGCTTTGCTCATTCTAAACAGTATTTACATTTATCATTGTAATCACATTAAAACGTGTTACAAAAACGTGTATAGGTAATTATTACCCTTGCTTTTCTGCGTTATCAAAGGCATTATCTATCCATTCTTGTATGGTTTGCCCTTGTGGTATAAATAATTGGTTGTTTTTATAAAGTGCATACATAAGTATTTCAAATTGTTCTTTCTTCATAATTATATTTTTAAGTTATTAAATCGGGCAAAAACTACCCATACACAATGCGTTGTACGCAATTATTCGGGAAACCATTCAGTTATTGTTGTATCAACAAACTCTTGTCCACCAACTGCATTTATCATATCATTAGTATAAGCAACCGCTTCGTTGTACCTAATAAATACTTGGTCATCAGAAGTTGCATAAAAACTCAGAAGTTGTTGTCCAAGTTCTGTTTCAAAAATCTCATTAGCTTTTTCTTGTGTCATTGTCGTAAATTTAACTGCGTACAACATTGCATAAAGTTAATACGCTATGATGGTCAGTACTTTAATTTAAAAGTTTAGGTAAAGCGTACTAACCTTATACTTTACCGTTAGTTAGCAATAACACTAAGTCCATTGCTCTGCCATAGCTTTTGCAATTCCTGGATATGTCTTACTTCTTAATTTAGCCCTATCTTTTGTTGGGGGTAGTTTATTTTGTCCTGTGTCTGTTTGATTATCCCAATATTTTTTTCTTCCAAATATTCTAGGTTCAATATATTTTGTTCCATTAAGATTTGGAAGCCCTTTAAGCCACAAACACGTTCTTTTACTTGCGTTATCTCCAAATTCATAAGGCTGTATTGTTTGATTTGGTTTTTTAAACATTGTGCTTAATTTACCTACTGGATTTTCTATTGCTATTTTTGGTATTCCTGAGTTCCATAGTTTTTTAACAAAATCAACAGCTTCTATCCTAGCTTTTTTTCTTTTTGTTCCAACAAGTGTTCCTTTTTTTACTTTTTGGTGATAAGGAGGTTCTTTGTAAGCCCATTCTGCACTACAAGTTAAATAAGTGCAATCAGGAAAAAATATTCCCATATCCCATTTTTTTAAATTTATTGCTTCAAAAACATCCATTTGTAAATGCCATTCAGGATGACCTCCGCTACAAGGAATTATGTCACAAGAAAAAGCCTCATGTCCTCGCTTTCTCAACTCTATTGTTACCGCTTGGCTCTCTTCGCAGCCTACTAATATTTTCATAATTTAATTTACTAATTAACAAGTCTGAACTCCAAAAATATCATCTTCATGGATAACCACATAATCTTCACCTTCTATCTTAAGATCAACAGCACCCAGAGGTTTAACAACAATCACATCACCTTTACTAACTTCATCAGCAATAAACCTTGAAGGAGCAACCACCTCTAATAAATCTTCTGTTTTTTTATTCTTAAGGTAGTCTGGAATTATTAAGGTTGTGGATTGGAATATGTTTTTATACTTCTTACAAATGGACCACTTGTGTATTGGGATTATCTCTCCGTCTACGATTTTACAATATGAGCTAGTAGCATACTTAGCAATCATATCTCTAAAGAACCGAAAGAAAAACTTACCGTCTTCTGTTCTTCTCTCAAAATTAACCACATGATGATGAAAGTAAACAACATCACCTTCATCTATTTCATCCAGAGTTATTTGGTCTTTCTTAACTATACTACTAAGCCCTCTTGGTTTTCCTACTACCGTTCCTTTGTGAGGTATCAAAGAAGGATCTAAAGGAGCTGTGCCGTCTTCTTCCATTCTGGAGAATATTGTATCCATGTAAAGCTCTACTTCTTTTTCTCCTAATTTTATGGTTTTTTTCAAATGCTGTTTTAGGTCAATATCAACAAGCATAAAATCTTTTACGTATATCATAGCTTCTCAAAAAAATAATCAAAAACTTCTTTAGTGTAAATCTCAAACTTACCGTCTGTATGTTTTACGACAAAATCTGTCTTAAAAGGAAACATAAAGGTGTCTTTCTTTGTTCCAACGAAGTCTAGAATTTCTTTAGCATTTTTTCCGTTGTATTGCAATGCCTGAATTACTTCAGGTTTTTTTCTATAAAAATCCATGTTTTGTATAAAATTATTGTTTAATGTTCTTTATCGTACATGTCCTGCGCCCTTTCGTTTAGCTGCTCTAAAATATCATCGTTATCTGTTAGTGACTCAAACATCTCAGTAACATCAACTGGTGGGCTTAAAGGTCTTAAACAGGTTAAAACTTTATTGTACCCTATCACACCACCTTCGTATGGAGGGGTGTAATAATCCCCAGGGCAGCCTTCTTCTATTTCCACATCTGTAAATGTGTACTCTATTCCTTTGAATGATAAATCTATATCCGTCATTTTAATTTAATTTTCGTTATTGCTTTTTATTTTTTTATCTCTTTCGTTTAGCTTTTTTTGACACTCCACAGAGCAAACCGTAAAAATAGTGGTTATTTTACGGTTACATATTACGCAGTTACCAGGGAACAAACTTACTTGTAATTTCATATATGGTCTTTATAAAAATCCTTATCTCTAATGATTCTACTTACAATGTTGTAGCCTAATACTAGGTCGATTGATAACTTCCTCTTAGAGCGTGTCTGGTGCAACATAATAACCTTCCTAACCTTATCCAAATCCTTTTCAACAGGGATAAGCTTTTTACCTCTTTTTTTAAATCCAAAAGGTGCTTTTCTGCTGTAGACTTCTAAGTTCTTTTTTTTGTTTTGAAGAATTGTAGACGTTCTCTCAGAGATAATACCTCTCTCCATTTCGTTAAGAGATAGCATTAATGATATGAAGAACTTTCCTGTTGCTGTATTGGTATCTATTGATTCACCATTTAAGTCTAGGATTGACATTCCTATTCCTTCTTTATTAAGTGTGTCAATAAAAGTAAGACCGTCTATTACTTTTCTGGATATACGATCAAGCTTCCATGATACAACGTGGTTTATCTCTTTGTTGTCGATTCTTTCCTTAAGGATAGAACCTCCTGGTCTTTTGAATATTTTAGAACCTCCTGAGATGTCTTCGTCAATAATTATATCAACTACCTCATAATCTTTTTCTTTGCAGAACAGGACACATTTATCCTTCTGCATCTCTAATGAGTTATCTTGTTTGTTTGTAGATACTCTAATGTAAATAATTGCTTGGGTTTTCATAATGACTAATTTAATTATTTGTAATGACAAAACATATTTAAAGTATGTTTTTTTTGAACAGGGTATAGAAGTAGTAGTTAGATTAATTCATCTATTATTCGATTGGACAAAAATGGTACAAGTCTAGAACGAAGTGATACTACGAACACTTAATCCCCAAACTAAACTTAGATAGATAAGAAGTATACATCATATCTAATTTAAAGAGAAACCTCGAATCGTAGTCATCACCTCCTTGGTAGAACTTTGAATCTGGAACGTATTGATGTTTTTCTACATCAACCTTTAAAAAAGTAATTAGATTATTTAACTTCTTATATATCTTCCCTTTTTTGTGAAAGATAGTGGGATCATCGTATGCTCTTCTCAAAGCAGCAGCCGTCCTCTCGTCGCCTTTATCAATCATTCCTGCCCTTTTCCTGTCAGAGATAACTTTTCTCCCAGCCAGAGCGTTTAATGACCTTGAAGCGTCAATAAGGGAGCAACCCCAAATTTCTGCACATTTCTCTCTTGAGGCAGTTACCTCTAAGCTTCTAAAAAACTGCGAATGCTCTTGTAATTCTTCTGGAGAATTGAGTAACCAAGCTTTGAGACCTTTTATCCCAAAGCTTTTAAGGTACTTCGTTGACTTCTTGCTTGCTTTTCTTAATGCTTTTGTTTCTTGAGCAGAAATGTGTTCTCTTAGAGACTCAGCTCTAAGTAATTCTTTTATCGTATATATTTTACTTGATTGGTGTCTTTTTTTATTTGGTTTATTATCGTTATATCTGCAGTCTACTGACTTGCATATTTTTTTCAGTGATCTAAGGTAGATGTTTGGACCTTTTATGTCTATCCATCCTAAACTTTGAAGAGCTTGTAGTCTTCTGTTGATAGTTTTAACAGAGAGTTGGGTATCCATTTCAAGGACAACCATTTCATAATCTTTCACACAGCCGCTGTATTCTAGTGTTTTTAAATAGCAGTAGAACTCGAAATCTTTAACTTTTTTCTTGTTAAGAATAGCTTTTGCTAACCCAGGAACTAGGGTTATTTGCGTGAGTGATATATATTTATTACTTTTGATGAAGTTCTTTTTATTTATTCACAAAGCAAATATAAGGATTGGAATCCAGATTCAAGATATGATTTTCATTGATTGGTCTGGATTTTCTTTTTTCTGTTGCTTTCATTTTGTAATATAATGTCAAATATTATTCTTTCGTGTTTGTAGGCTACTTTTCTTAGTAGTTTAGAGTAGGGATATATGTCGAAATGGTCATTAATTTCTTCAAAAGTACACCCTTTTTCTATTTTTTTCTTAAAACTTTTTTTGTAGGTTTCTATTATTTTAGAAAGTCTAGTACGGTAGCCATTTCTTATAAATTTAGTATATTTTTTCTCTTCTAGCACAAAAAACTTTTTAACACTTCTATGGTCATTAAGTTGGAAGTATTTTTTATTAAGTTCGTTGTATGACATTATATTGTTGTTTATGTCGTATATGATGTCTTTTTTATTTTGTTCAAATCTTTTTCGGGCTAAAGAATCTTTTTTTGCTTTTTCTTTAATGATTAGAAGATCATTTGAAACATCCTCGTTAAGGATTTTACCTTTTAGTATCAGGAAGTGATTTGCTATATAATTTTTTTTACAGATTCTTCTATCAACTAGGTGTTGATTATCCTCAAACATTTTGGTGTAGTGATAGAATGTGCATCTGGATTTGTCTGTTATTATTGAGAATGTTTCGTGAACATTTTTTGCTTTGTAGTCACCAAGAAGTTCGTGTATTAGGTATGTAAACACAGCCATTGGTCCAATATCTTCTGAGCTTCTGGATGGTGATACCAGGGTTTCTATTTCAAAGTATTCTTTAACTTTTTCAGCCAGTTCTATTATTTTATTTCCTTGGTCTGTAAGTTTGTACTTTAGTTTTATAATGTTTTTGGCTTCTTCTAGGCTTTCACCACATTGGATTAGTAGAACTATTTCGTTTAGTTCTTTATCGGTATATGTCATATTAATTTTAGTATAGGGTTTTTAGGGCTATCTTTTTTTTCCTTTGTGCAAACCATGTTTAGCGTGTTGCTTGCCTTGTTTTGTTGCTGCTCTTTTTTTTCTGTTTGCCGCTGCTAGTTTTTTTCTACCTGCGGCAGTAGATTTAAGCTTTGTGATTGTTTTTTTAGGAGCGTAAACTTCTCCTGTTTCAGAAGATTTTTTCCCTGAAGCTGTTGTCCATTTTTGTTTGGTCCACTTGTCTAGACTTTTCTGAGATTTAGCTTTAGCCATTTAATTACTTTTTAGATTTATAACCTCCTCCTGCTGCTTTATATTTCTTAGCAAGCATTTGGGCTTTTCTTGCAGACCACTGACCAGCGTTACCTCCTTTAGATCCTGCTTTTATTTGATTAAAAAGCTTTTTCCTCATTGTTGGTTTTGTGTAGTTACCAGCTTTGTTGACTGTACTTTTCTTGGCTTTCATCTAATAGTATTTATTTGTTTTTTTTGGAGCAGGTTTTTTCTTACCTGTTGCTTTCTTTTTTGTTGTAATTTTCTTTACTAATTTTTTATTACCGCTTCCGTATTTCATTTTAATAATTTTTTTTCAATATACGAAAAAATAGTTATTAACAAGTTGTAATTGCAAGCTCGTACCTCGCCAGTCGCACAAGCTCAATTACAAGTATGTTAGCAAACATTACTTACTTGCTTCATATCTTTCATTCCAACAAGGGAAACACAACCCATCATTTAAGTCTTGTACTTTATTTCCACACTTACACGTAAGCAACGATTTGCTAACATTAGCTATACGTAATTGCTCTTCGTAAGCATCTATAATTCTTTGTGCTTCTAAATATTGTTCTTCTGTTATCATAAGTTTAGTTTTTAATACGCAACTACGCATAGCCACGTCCGTTATCTAGATCTTAATGCTAAACAAGCGATTAAGAATTTTAATATTAAGAATCCTATAAAGTAAATCATGATTCTTTGATTTGAATAATTCCTAAGTCACTTTCGTAATTAAATCTTTCGCATTCTGTTGGTATGTTGATTGGAGGTATATATCCTGCGTGTATTGTTATTACTTCTCCGTTGAATACGTATGCTATACCCTTACCTTTTTTGTAACAGTCAGGAGTGTTTTCTGGCATCACAGCGTATCCTTCATTAATAAAACCGATAGGGTTTTGTTTGAAGAAGTGAACCATTTCTTCTCTAAAGTTTGTTTGTTGTTTTCTTTGATGGCTTAAATTTCCTAGCCATGTTTTAATTATTTTCTTGATAGTCATTTTTGCTGTTGTATAAGTTTTAGATCTTCTGACTAAAGGATTAATTTGTATTCCTTTGTCGTTTATTAACACACCTACGTTCATCATTTTGTCGATGTCTTTTTGTTGGTCCAGGTGTTCTTGTGAATTTTTTTTAATTGTGAGTCCTTGTTTGAACTCTTGAAATAAGTTTTCCATGATATTTATTTTAGGTATAATCGTTTGTATAATTTGTAGCTTGATATGTAACTAATTGTGCAAGCTCCGAGGAACATCCATATATTAAATAAGAATGGAGCAGAGATTGTTGATATTAGCCATATTGCTATTAGTATGTTGTTAACCATAAGCTTTCCAGTTTAGTACTCTTTTGACATCGTATCCTTCTATTTGAAGGAGGGTTTTAATGTCGTAATAAGATTGTTGTTTTTTTGTTTTAATCACTTCCCATTTCATCTGGAAGGAACTGTCTATAAATTTAATAACAAAGGTTTTCATATTGATTTTAAGCATTATGTTAGTGGTATATTTTTAAAGATGTGTGCTATTACGTCAACTGTCCAACCGTTGCCTATCATTTTTTTTCTTTGATTGTCAGAAACACCTTTGGTATATCCTTCTGGTATTGTTTGTAACTTTTCTATTTCTGTTATGTTTAGCTTGTATATTTTAAAGTCTTTTACAAATCCGTAGTTACAAGCGGTATTTAAAGTGTTTATTTTTCCTTTAGAAACTCTACCTCTTCTAGTTTTAGATTTAGGAAAATCTAAGTTTACACCGTCTCCGTTTTCTGCTATTAAATATCCTTTTTTTGTAGCGTTTCTAACGTAAACACCTTTATCGTCTGTTTTTAATATTAAGTCTTTATCAACGTATTCTTTTCTATCAGAGTCAATTAAAACATCACTAAGTGTGATACCTTTGTCTAAGGGTTGTTCTATATTAGGTATGTTGGTCCAGTATAGCCTTTCTCTTTTTTGAGCAGACACTAGACTACTATTTATTAAAATACAGTCTACTCCTAATTCTTTTGTTATTATATGCTCCCATTCTTTTTTCATAAGCACATTTTCTAGAAGAAAGTATTTAGGTTTTGTTTCTTTTAATAATCTTAAAAATTCCCAAAACAATTTACTTTTACCATCGAATCCGCTTCCGTCACCTGATCTACTAAAACTTTGGCAAGGGCTACCACCAAAAAGTAAATCAATCTTTGGCAAATCTTCTGCTTTTACATCAACTACATTACCAATTTGTTTAGTGTTAGGGTAGTTCTTCTGTGTTATTTGTATAGCGTATTTGTCAATCTCGCTTGCAAAGTAATTATCATAATTAATCCCTAGCTTGTTGAGTGCTATCTGTCCACAGCTCATTCCGTCAAATAAACTTAATACATTCATTTTTTAAAAATTTAATTATACGTTTTTATTGTTTTCTATACCAGGAGTGTTGGTTGTAATTAATCCCATTGTTCTGTTATCTTTATCTGTTCGATTTTAAAATACACTCTTGATATGTGTCTGTAGTCATTTAAAAAAACAGGAACTAATTTTTTCTTATTCCTTTCACCTATTTTTATAATTTCATCAACTATCTTTTTGCTTCTAAAATCTTCCAGTTTTTTAATTCCGTAATGTCTCCTGACAAAATCTAATCTTTTCCATCGTTTGTGTCCCATTTCTCCTAAAGTTATTATTAACCCTTTTTTAGCCATTTTTATACATAAATCAAAGCAATCAAAAGCAGAGCCAAATGGATCTATATCTATTAAATCAAACTTTGCGTTTTCGTAGTATAATTTGCACACTAGCTTTTCAGCTTTTTCAGAATAGTATGTATTAAATCTTTCGTCTATATCGTTTGTGTAAAGTTCATCTACTTTACCTTCGTAATAAGATTTAGCACCAGAAAATAGGTCTAAAACTATTTTGGGTTTTATTTGTTCTAAAAACAAATCATTGTGTAAGTACTTATCTTCTCTATGAGGATCATTATAAGTAACACCATTTTTTTTAGATAGCCTTTTCATTTTAATAGAAACGCTTACCAGTTCTCTGTATAAAAACTTAGCAATGTCTTTGTTTTTAAAGCCTTTATCCTTAAGATTTAACGCCCATTCAATTTCTTTTTCTGTCCATTTTCTTGGGTTGTTTTTAGTTAAGCCACTGTTTTTTGTTTCTTTACCCATATACTTTTTAGGTAAATAAAATTGCTCGTCTAGTTCAAATAGTTTCATGACTGTTTGTTTTTAAAGTTCTAATAATTCTGATTCCACTTCCTCCAGATTCCACTTTTCAATTAGCTTGTTTAATCGCTTTTCAAAAGAATTAAATGTTTTAGAAGTATGAACCATTTCACCATTAAATTCAATGCTAAATCCATTTGCCCATGAATGATTTTGCCTTTGAATTAATGTTGCCATTCTAATATCATCATCCCCTGTAATTGCTTGAAAATTTTCATTAGATAATGTTATTACAAATCCCTTTTTTAATCTTGTTTTTAAATTTTCCATGATTGTTTGTTTTTTAATGTCACACATTTATTATATGGCTCTATAATATATAAAAGCTCTTATCCTATCACATATAGACTGTTCTAGTTCAGAAGCCAGGTCATAAAACTCATGACCTAAGTTACCTAAACAACCGTCTGAGAATAAGCTAAAATGATATTGAGGAGTTATGGTTTCGTATAGTCCTTCGTTAATCTTATTTGAAATAATACACACATCTAACCTTTGTCTTATCTCCAATTGTTTTACGCTTTCAGTATCTATTGTTTTATACATTTCAAAACTAACTTTAACGTGGTTTTTTCCTTGTGTAAATTCAGCAAATGGAATCCTGTGTTTATTGTCATCTATCCAATCAAAGTCACACCCTTCAATCTCAGCTTCTGTTATTTTAGAATATATTTTACTGATTGTTTCTCTTAGTATGTCTTCAAACTGGTTAAGAATAGTTTTATTGATCTTGTTAGCGTTTGCTTTTTCTTGTTCAATTTCTGAATGAGTTTTAGAAATTGTTGTGAAGATGTTGTCACTTGCAACATCCTGTTCTTTAAATTTTAAAATTATTGTTTTCATGATTGTTGTTTTTTAATTGTTTGAATTATATCTCGTTCCATTATTTTTAAAACATCATCTACTGTTTTAACTCTAGAGCCATGTAGTTCAAGATAATAGTCTCCAGTGTATGTTGTGTATTTACTGTCTTTAAAATCTCTGTTATTTTCAGGTATTATTTTAAGATTATAAACATTACCATTAATAACAGCTTCAGCTTTGCTACCCATACACTCGTTTGAGTATTTAATAAACAGGCAAGGCTCTTTAAATCCGAATATATGTGCAACATTTAATTCTCTGTTTATGCTTTCCACAAAGTCACAAAGAATTTTATTGTAGATTTTTGTTGACTTTTTGTTGATAGCTTCGGTTATATTAATTTGATTCTGTTCATCATTAGCTGTGTTGATAAAGCTATTTATTAATGAATTTTCTTCTGCGTGGACACTTTCCACTTCTACTGTAAAGTTGTAAGTTTTCATGATTGATTGATTTTAATTGTTATCTACTTTTTATGTTGTCAATTTTTGATGTACCAGAGTTGATCATATCAAAAACTTTATTCCAGTTACTGTCATCAGCTTCCCATTCGATGTCATCTATATCAAATTCTATTTGAAAGTTTCTATAGGAATCTCTATGAGAGTTAAGTTTAAAATCACCGTCATCATTTTTCTTGAGGGTAATTTTATGTCTGTTATCACACATACAAGATATAAGGTTAATAACTACTTCTCTTGCATTTTCTTTTACCTCCAGCTTCGGAGGGTTGTTTAGTAATTCTGTGTATTTGTCCATGATTGTTTGTTTTTAAGGTCACACATTTAGTAATATTGTTCTCCATCTTCTGTAAATTCATACTCATTAGCTATAATACTCTCCTCTATAGCTTCTCTAGAAGTATAGTACTCGTATCCTTGTTCTAGTGAATCGTATATCTTGTTACATATATCTTCGTAGTGTTCTCTTATTTCATATAAGATGTCTTCGCAGATGTCTTCTATATTGGAATAGTTTTTATATTGCCAATCGTTAGTAAATTCAGTTTCTAAGTTATCTGAATAACTTTTTGAATGGTAGTAATGTCCACTTTGTTTGAAGCTACCGTATATGTTTATATCACCGTTTTTAATTAGCTTGATAACTCTGGACCAATTTTTTTGATATTGCTGGTTGTTATATCCTGGAGTTATGAAGTTTAGTATATCTTCGTTTGGTGATCCTTCAAACATAGCACCGTCACCTTGTGACCAGAATCCTCTGAAATATATTTTATCAATATCGAATCCTGTTTCATCTTCCTTGTACATTTCGTATACGTGTTCCCACCAATCATAATGTGTATTAATGTCGTGAAATTTTTCAATTACTTTTTCTTGTGCTTCTTCACTAAGTTCCTTGAACTTGTAAATTTCAATTGTTTCTTTTCTCATGATATTTATATTTTATCCTCATTAGATTAAGTGTGTAACCTTGAGCGAGGATATTACTCAAGGTCACACATTTATTATTAAGCCCAACCCAACTTAGTAGCTAGATTAAGCATTTCACTGTATTCTATCTTATGGCATCCTACTACCATATCTCCTGAACTATGTATAAGGTCAACACTATATACACCTATCTCAAAAGTTACACCGTTACGCTTCCATTGTTGTCCCGTTTCAACAACGTGTTGAACTAGCTTCCAAAGTTTCTTAGCGTTATCCATAGGTACTTCTGCTCTCCTACTGGTTTCAATGGTTTCACTGTCTTTTACTCTTAACAAGTACCCTGCTACGTATGGACAGTAGCTTGTTTCGTGGTTTCTCCACTTCTCAATACCTTCTTTTGCTTCAGCTAATTCCCTAGCTTTTTTACGCTTTTCAGCTTCTATAGCTTTACGCTTATTTTCTTTTATCTTTTTTATAGCATCTTCAGATAAAAGTATTTCTAAGGGATTGTCAGAATATATTAATTCTTTTTCTGACTTTTTGAGTTTAGATTTTAGCTTGAATATATTGGTTAAGTTAACAGCGTGTTCTATATGAGAATTTATTTCTCTAGTATAGTCATATTTTCTAGCTCTTAACTGTTTTTTAGCTAGTTCTTCAACGCTTTTAATGTGTTCACGTACATTGTTAACAAATGTTTCTTTTTCTTTAGAATAATCATTGTCTCTATGCGTGTAGCCGTAGGGCATTTTATTAACATTTATACGTGTATAGTGACTAGGAATAGCATAACTAACGGCATTCTGTTGTTTTGCTGTTGTGTTACTATAAGAGTGATCATACCAAAGGACCAAAGTTCCGTAATCTTTGTTTTTGTGTTCTTCTGGTGTTACTATTCTAGCAATTTCAAAGTGACTACCGTATGAGTAGATACTTTTATTGTTAAAATAGAAGCTGTTTCCGCTGTTTCTAGCGTGTTCTTGTGATTGATGCGCCCAAAGGTGAGCGATTTCATCTTTGCTTGAAAATACTTGTTTTATTCGTGCCATAACTTTTATATTTTATCCTCTTAATTTTTTGTGTGTAACCTTAAGTGAGGATGTTACTCAAGGTTGCACATTTATTATTAGTAAATTGTTTTAAGATAGTTTCTTAGTTCTCTCATTTCCCATGTAGCATCTTGACCAGCACAATAAGATATTCTAGCATTGCTTTTATTATACTTAGATAAGAAGAATCTACCCAAAGCCCAATGCTGAGGAGATCTAAACAGTAAACACCGTTCTATTATTTCTTTTGTTCTATGTATACCACCTATTTGCTGTGTTAACATATCACAAAGCTGTCTTTTAAATTCGTCTGTTAATTGAACTTTGGACCATCCTGTTGTCTTTAGATACATCCTACCGTTTAATAATTCTTGTGCAGATGTTTGTGAACCTGCTACTTTCCATGCTTTTTCTAAACTGTCAATTTTTGTAATTCGTCCCATTGTAATAGAGTTTTATATTATTGGCTCACTTTATAGGCTGAGCTAATTACCTTTTTACTAAGTTAGTGATTTTCTTTTGTACTGACAATCTTAAATTCACTAAAGTTTGTTTTTATTATTAAATCTGTTCTTTTTTCTTCTATCCATTTTTGAAACCATGATTGTAGAAATTTAGGTGCAGGTTGCATGTCGCTACCTTGTTCAATATAGAATGTATCGTTTACTTTGTAAATCGGATTGTTTCTAAGATCTTTGTATACTTCAAAATTTTTCATAATTGATTTAGTTTATTTCTATTATTTCTAATATGTTGTGATCTGTTTCGTGGTCATATTCCATTGGGTGAATCTCACTTTCAAAAAATTCATCTTCGTTTGGTGTTCCTAGTTCGCCCATTGTAATTTCGTCACCTGTTTTTACTTTTTTTGCTTCTGGGTATTTTTTTTCGTCAACATCTACAGAAAAGAATGTTTTGTAGTTTGTTGCGTCCCTGTATCTAAATTCTATTGTTTTCATGTTTTCAAATTTAAGGTTACACATTTACTCTAATTACCATATTAAGAGGTATGTCATATCCATCAGGATCAATAACGGGCTCAGATTCCTTGTATCCTTCTTCATCAGGCTCTGAGTCTTCGTCTATTACATATTCAATTTCTAGCCATTCACTAATTATTGGGTTATCGCTTCCGTAGCTATCTTTTACTCTTGCCATTGTTCCGCAATCGCTTAATTGAATTTCGTATCCTCCCCAATTCGACACTGTGTAGTGTCCATGTGTTATAAAGTCTTCCATTTTGTTTGTTTTTAGTTAGTAAATATTTTTAATAGTTTTTTGTAGTGTTTTTTAGCGTCTGTCAGGTTTTCGTATGTTTCCCATATCTTACAGTCGTTTCTAGTTATTAGAATTTTTTTGTCGTTTCTAAATGCCTGGACATGATAAACGCCATGTTCACGATACATAGTTATTTTAGTTGTTTTTGTTTGGATGTTTTCTATGTATCCGCACATAAAACCGTATTCGCTAGTAAATCCGTCTTTGTTTTTGATCTTTTTCATGGTTCTTTTTTTTAGTTGTTATACATATAAGGTTTTCCTATTAAATCACCGTTTTTGTCTATTTCTATAATTCCTTTGTCTGTTGATACTTCAAACGTGCTACTAATAGGGTTTAAAGATACCCAAGGATTTAAAGAAATTTCTATTTCTGTGACTGCTTCAGCTAATGGTGTTTTTAGCCCTGATATAGACAAATTTATTAATTGGTCTAATATTTTTTGTTCTATTTCGTTCATGGTTCTTGTTTTTAAATTGTGTTTATTCATAAGCGGAACAGTGCTTGTAATTATCCCAAATTTTAAAATGAGTTTTTTCTGAACTTGCACAGCTTGTTAAAATTAAAATTAGTGTTATAATGGCTATTGGTTTAAAAATTGTTTGTTTCATTTTTGTTTGTTTTTAAAGTTCAAATGTTTTGTAAATTCCTGTATTGAAAGGAAGCCAGATATAAAAAGTTTTATCTTTTTTGTTGTTAAAAATAGTTACCGCAAAAACTGTTTTTTGCTTCATTTTTTTTGTTATGCCCGTATGCATGAAGATTCTGATCTTTTTCATTTTGTTTGTTTTATTTTGTGCGACATTGCACATTTATAATAGAAACCCTCTAAAGATTTGAACTTTACTAAAGACACAATATAAAATTTGTCTAAGGGTTTTAGCTTTTTTATTTATCACCGCTTGCAAGCTGTTAAACAATACGATTGCAATTTTTAGTTGATTGCTAACTATATAAAGGCAAGGTGACACATTTAATATATGCCACCTTGCAAGTATACCATATAAGAATACAGTATATAACATGTAGATCTTTTTTATCTTACATTTATTGATTCATTTGTTTACACTTTCGGTTTGTTCCGAACTGTTTTTTTAAACTGTAGTAACTGAAGACTACGTGTAAAAATTCAATTTAGCTTTTTACTTGCTAGTTGTAAATAGGCTTTTTTATCGCATAGCAACTAAACTATGAGTTTACAACATAGGTTATATTTCAAACCGCCTTAATACTAGGTTTTTTAATTGCGCTACTAATTAAAAAACTTTTTTTAATATCAATACTTCAAAGAAAATTCAAATCCGTTTAAAAGTGTTAACACGTCAATTCAACACTACCCAATTAAGGGCTAATTATCCCGCTATAATTTAAACGCTTTAAAATGAACGAATAATATAGTTTTAGTTTAAAAGCCCCTTTGCTACGTCAAAGCACTATATTTTAAAAGGGGTACACGTTTTTAAAAGGAACGTGCAAACCGTTATTAATTAGCCTAGTTTCTCGTTTAACGTCTCAAAATCTTGAGTAGTAAATTGTTTTATTTGGTATCTCGATGCCTCAATACAGATTGAAACGTTATTTTTGAAACGTGTTCTACCTTTTTTGTTCCATTGCAATTTGCATTTTTGTTGTAATTGCGTGAAGGCTAGGCCAGTATTTAATATTGTTTCGTGTTCGTTTTCGTCGTTAACGTTTTCAACACGTACTAAAACAGGTAAAGAGAAATTAAACAATTTTGCATTTGAGTTTTTAAAAAAACTTAACATTTCATAGAAATTGCCTACTAAAGTGTTAACGTTTGTTTCGTCCGTTAATTCATAGGTTAAATTATTCGTTAAATCAACCGTTTGATTTTTGTCTAATTGGTAAAAAGTTACTTTTTTCATTTTAATAAAGTTTAAATTGTGGTTAACCTTAAAACGGTGTTAACCTTAACCGTCTGAGACAAAGTACGTTTAAATTATTCGTTAAATCAAATTTTAAGACTAAAAAAATTAAACTTTTTTTTCAATTATCTTGTAACTCATTGATTATCAACTAAATAAATTTTATTAATAGTATTGTACAACACCAGGAAAATTAAAAAAAAAGGGCCTCAAGGTGACACAATTACAAAAAAGAAACAATAAGAATAATACTACTATAATAGAGAAGACATACAGGAACTATGAAAAAAAATTGTGTGTATTTAGTTTTGATCTCTCAAGGTGGGGAAATAAAAAAAAGTATCTGATGTATTAAACAAACGATTTAAACAGATACAAAATTTTTTAAAACTATATACGCTTTGAATTTTTCCCCAAACAGAAACAAAAACAAAGTTTTCTCAACCGTTCGATAGGGTAAACACAAGGTATTGAACGGCAAATAGTTAAGGCCATAAGACTAAAAACAAAAACAGTTAATTGTGACGGGAGGAAACGAAAAACGCGCCCACCCCCCAAAAGTTTTGCGCCTCCCCCAGGAACGATCACCCCCGACGCACACCCCTATAACCCCACTCCTTTAACCCTGTAGATTTCAGGCGGTTACGTGGTCTATACTGGAGCATTCTAAACATATCTGTAACTTTTTATTGTTGTAGGTGTATGTTTTGTTACCTAACCGTAATGATTTACGGTTTGTATAAGAGTGGTTAATTATTCATGTGTAGGAATTGGTATTTTGTGGGATAAAGTTGTTATATTAGTAATTCAATTACCTCATGGCTGTGCAAATATTATCGTGTTTTCTCGGGTCAAGAGGTTCAAAGTAGTGTAAAATGGCATATAAGGGATATAAGAAAGAACCAGAGCGAAGGAAGAAGTATGATCCTTTGTATTTGGATTGGTTGGACAGGTATCGTCAGTTGCGTTGTTTACGGAATGTAAGCAGGAAGTATATGGCGAGGGAGTTGGGTTTAACGGACAGGACTTATTATAAGAAGGAGGTTTGTATATCCAGTTTTACTTTTTATGAGTTGGTAAAGGCTTTTCGTATTTTGGGTTATGATTTGCGAGTTGTGGTTGATGATGTTTTCAGTCATGACAAGAGGGGAAGGCGAATAGATTATTAGGATTAAGTTATTGTGTTATGTCGGGAGTTAGGCATTTGGATGTTAATGGAGATAGGATAGTTTGGCGTAGTCGTCATCATTTGGATCTTCATTTGGAGGATTTGCATGACAATCATTTGTTGGCTATATATCGGAATCAGATAAGGAGTAAGCCTGACAATCCTGTTTTGGATTATGTATGGTCTGAGATAGAGTTTAGGGGTTTGGAGGATTCGGTAGAGTTGTAACAAAGGGGTTAAAAAAGGAGTTAATAGGGGGTTAGTATATTTTGGTAGGAAAGATTTTAGATAGGGATAAGTTTTTGGAGTCTCATAGGCAGGCGATTTTGTTTAGTGTTGGGAGGGTTCGTGATGCTTATTTGGATAGGTTGAAGGGGTATGCTTTTGATAATGGGTTAAAGATATGTCGAAACTGTTATAGGGTTTATGAGAAAGATTGTGCCGAGTGTGGCAAAGGAGTTGAATATTAATTTCCCAGAGATAGAGTTGGGTGATTTACGTTCTGATGAGGAGTTTTTTTATTTGTGTTGGTTGAGTGAGTTGTGTAATGCTGGTTATGTTGATAATGTTTGGTATGAGTATACTACGTTTGAGTTGTATGGTGGTTATGAGAAGTTGTATGAGGAGCGTTTAAAGACTAAGGTTAATCATAAGTGTGAGAGGTTGATAAAGCCTACTGTTTATACTCCTGATTTCAAGGTTGAGTGGACGCAGAAGGCTGAGGGTGTTTTTTATTATGATTATGTGGATAAGGCGAGGTTGACGAGTAATAATAAGCCTTTGTATCATTTGGGTAGTAGGTTGGTGAGTCATGTAGAGATAAAGCCTGTTCATAATCAGAATAATATGACGAGTTATGCACAGTTGAAGATTAATTGGTTGTTTGCCACTCAGGGTGTTTATATTAATATGTTTAAGATACCGACTATGTTTGGGTTAAATTTTTATCCAGGAGAGTATTTGGTTACGGATGTAAAGCGTTCACCTCGGAATGTTGGTTTTCCTGTTATTGGTGATTATTTAAAATAAAAATGTTTATATTGGTCTAGGGTTTATTGATTGATTGGGGGGGGTGTTTCTTGTTTGTCGCTCCCCTTTTTTTTTGTTGTAGGTATCACATTTAGGGTAAAAAATAATTGTTATATATTTACAATATGGACAGGGATGTTATTGACAATGTTTATCAGTTGATAGTTTTGAATAAGACGTTGGGTGATACTCCTGGATTTGTTTGGCAGATTGGTAAGAGTTATCGGGTAGCTGGACAGAGGTTTGAGTGTTCTAGGATATTGCATGATGACACAGCGTATCATTTTAATGGTCAGAGTCGTTGGGTAGTTTTTTTGAAGGCTTCTAATGGAGAGGAGTTCAAGCATGCTTATTATGAGAATGCTAGTTTAGAGGTTAAGAGGGGAGTTCCAGAGCATTTATTGGTTTAGTATAAGTATAAATTTAAAAATAAGAAATAATGGCAATTACATTAAGTACGTTAAATATTGTTGGTAAGGATGGTAATACTACTACTGTTTTATCGGACAAGGTAAAGGCGGTAAACTCTTTTCAGGGTGACGTTGATGTGGAGATTGATGTTTATGGTCAAGATCCTCAGATTATTAAGACAGAAAATACGGCATCTACGGGTAGTGTTACTTTGAACTCAGGTTCGGGAACTATCACAGATTTGACTGTAAACTCTGTAAGTATTTTTGATACTACTACAGCGGTATCGGGTTCTTCGTTGGCAGAGCTTGCTGCTAATTTGGTTATAGCGGTAAATTCGTTTACGAGTGTTCCTAATTATACGGCTAGTGCGGCAGGTGCGGTTGTGACTATCTCTGCTGATAAGGCTGCTGCTGATGGTCCTAATACTTATGCGGTTGCTTCTACGGTTACTGGTACATTGGCTAAGACGGATGTGAATTTGTCTGGAGGTACTAATCAGAAGAGTATTATAGATGCTTTGTTGTCATCTTATAATATAACAGTTAATGTTCCAGGTTATAATACTTCGGCAACTTCTTCTGTTAAGTTTACTAACGCAGGTGGTAATCTTACAAATTTAGTTTACAATTCTGTTTCTGTTTTTGATACAGGTACTCCTGTTACTGGAGCTACGGTTCAGGCTAAGGCTACAGCTTTGGCTGCTGCTGTTAATTCACACACTAGCACACCTAATTACTCTGCTAAGGTTGATCCTGATAATGATGATACTGTTATTATTTCGTTAGCTTCGTCTTCTGGTTCAACTTTAAATGGTCAAGCAGGAACTCCTACTTTCACTTCTACAGGGGCTGCTACTGTTACAAATTTAGCAGGTGGTGCATTTCCAACAAGGTCTTTAAATGTTTTAAGAATTAGATCTGTAAACGAGCAGCCTGATGGTCAGAGTGTTATTTACTACAATGAAGCTGGTAATACTTTTCAAAAAGTTGAGGAGGTTCTTTGTACTCAGTCATTCTCTGCTGTTAAGACTTTGATAGACGCATTATAAGATTTTCCATTTTGTATTGATATATATTTTTAATTGTTATGACCCTAACTTTCATAGTTAGGGTTTTTTATTATATTGTGTTTAAATAAAATTAAAATTAAAATGAAACTAGAGGATATTAAGGACGTAAAGGTTCGCAGGTATGTGCGTGGTCTTCAGCTAAAGCTTGAGGAGTTTGAGGCAAATACCACTAAGGTTAAATCTTTTTTAGCTTTAAAAAACTTTATTACGCAGAACAATAAGCTGCTGACTAATTATCGTGTATCGGATTCAGCGGATGAGCTTTCAGACAAGGAGGATAAAGCGTTGGAAAGGGGTTTAAAATTTTCGGAGAAGCTTGATTATCTACAGACGTTGTTGGATAAGATGTATGGAGAGATAGGAGAGATTCCTGAAGAGCAAGGGAAACAAAAAGCTGCTTCAGCGTATGAGCAGGTAATGAGGGATTTGAAAAATGGGTAAGTTGTCTACAAGGGCGATGAGGTCCGTTAATTTTAAAAGAGTTAGAGAGATAACGTTAAATGGGAATATTGAGTTTACTGTTGATCTTCCTAATCCTCCTGCATATTATAAGATTGCTAATTGGGATAAAAAAATAAAAGACCAGAGGTGGATGATTCCTGATTGGATTTTATCTCAACGGGATTTTGACATGCTTGACATGGATAATCAGATTGATTATTTAAAGCAGGTCACTCACCACAGGATAAATGGGTATTGGTTTTACAACAAGGGTACGATAGAGTATTTAACTGGCGACCATTTTTTTTATTTAGCATTTTGGAGGATTGATGGGATTGTTCCTTATTGGAAGGATAGCGATGCTACGTTTTTTTATATCGAGCGTCATTGTCAGATGTTGGATTCTTGTTTGGGTTGGATGCAGGTTACTAATCGTAGGGATGGTAAGACTGGTAAGGCTACTTCTATTATTTACAATCGGATTACGTTAAGTTATGATGCCAATGGAGGTATTCAGAGTAAGACGAATAAGGATGCCAGTATGATCTTCAAGAAGATGGTCAAGAGTTGGCAGAAGTTGCCTGATTATTTAAAGCCTGAAGATTCGGGTGACACTAATCCAAGTTCAGCGTTAAAGTTTGAAGAACCAGCCAAGAGGAGTACTAAGGGTGGTAAGAAGATTTACAAGGAGGTTTTGAACTCAATGATTGATTACAAGCCTTCTGTTGAGAATGCTTATGATGGTAATAAGTTGAAGTATTACTATGATGATGAGTATGGAAAAACTACTGAGGTGGATGTTAATGACCGTTGGCAGGTTGTCAAGGAGTGTTTGGTCCAGGGTAAGAATATTGTAGGAAAGAGTTTGCATACTACTACTGCCGAGGAGATGGAGGAAAAGGGTGGAGCTGCTGCTAAGGATATGTGGGATGACTCTAACATTTTGGAGTCTGAGGTTCAGGGCAGGGAGTTTACTGTTTCGGGATTGTTAAGGTGGTTTAAGCCTGCCACTCATGGTTTGGAGGGGTTTATAGATAAGTATGGATATAGTGTTGTTGAAGACCCTGCGAAGCCTGTTGTTGGCATTGACGGAAAGAAGATAGAGATAGGTAGTCTTACTTACATTAATCGTAGGAGAAAGGGGTTAACGGGAAATAAGTTAGCAGGAGAGAAGAGGAAGTATCCTTTGACTGTTGATGAAGCTTTTATTGAGGAGGGGAAGTTGAGTCCTTTTGATATTATTAAGTTGAATGATCAAATATCTTATAATGGCACACTTAATAATAAGGTCATACAAGGAAACTTCGTATGGATAGACAGACATAATTTAGAGGTCGGTTGGCAGCCTTCGGTACATGGAAGGTGGAAGGTGTTATGGATGCCAGTTGTTGATGACAGGAATAAGACGATACAAACTTCCAGGGGTTTAAAGCCTCGTAACTTTGATAAGTTTGTAGCAGGGTGTGACCCTTTTGACCATAAGGTAACTACGGATAATAAGAAGTCCAATGGAGCTAGTTATGTGTATAGGAAGTTAGACCCTTTTGACCAGGAGCAGAGTGATACTTTTGTTTGTGAGTATGTTAATCGTCCTGCCACTCCTGATATGTTTTATGAGGACATGATAAAGCAGTGTATTTTTTATGGTTGTGAGTTGTTGTGTGAGAACAATAAGATTGGTTTAATAAATTGGTTTGAGAACAATGGTTATGGTGGTTACTTAATGGACAGACCAGATTTCACTCATACTGATTATAGTAGGAAGCGTCAGAAGGAGAAGGGGATACCTATGAACTCGGAGGCTGTTCGTCAGAGGGCTATAGAAGTTACTGAAAGTTTTGTGTATGCTAATACTGGTTATGACTTCGAGAACAACATTTATGGGAAGGTTTTTTTTAATGATTTATTAAAGTGTTGGATAAAATTCAATCCTCAGAAGTGGACAGATTACGATGAGTTTGTTGCGGCTGCTTTGTGTCTTTTTGGTAAGGAAAGGTATGTAAGAAAAAAGACTCGAAAAAGCACTCGTTCTGTGGGTAGATTCATCAAAACATATAAGAGGCATGGGGGTTTCAAGTGAGTTAAAATAATTGCTTACATTTGTTAGTATAACTATTTTTTAGTAAGAGAATGACAAAATCAAATACTAAGCTTCCTAATTTTCCGAATCCCACCTTATCTAAAGAGGAGAAATCAACTAAAAAATACGGATTAGGTTGTGCGAAAGCGATATACGGAAAACACAGGGGTACTGATTGGTCGGTTTACAATAAAATCGCAAAGTTCGTAGAAAACAGAAAAGCAGCAGAGGGTTTAGCTAGTATTGACAAGTTCAAGGACTTGTTGGATTTGAATGGAGATTCTTCTTACTTAAATTTAGATTGGCAGTCGGTTTCTGTAGTTCCTAAGTTTGTTCAGTTGGTAGTTGGTGAAATGATTAACCAAGAGTTTAAGGTTAATGCGGTTGCTATGGATGAATCCTCAATGGAAAAATTTGAGGAGGAGAAGAACAAGATATATGCCAATATGTTGATGGCTGAATTTTCTCAGAAGATGGAGGCTGAGACTGGTTTTTCTATGGTTGATAAATCTATTCCAGTTCCGAAAGATTTGGAGGAGGCAGATGTTTTAATAGAGACAACTTTAAAGCAGGCTGTAGAAATAGCTATGGAGGTTTGTGTGTCTTTTGTTTTGCGTTCTAACAATTTTGACAAGGAGGTAAAGGAAAGGTTAATTAGAGATTTGGTGGTTATAAAGATATGTGCTACTAGAACTTATTTTGATGACAACAACGACATTAAGTTAAGGTATGTAGATCCTGCTAATTTAGTTTTACCATATTCAAAAGACCCTTACTTTAGGGATACTCCTTATACGGGTGAGGTGTTAAAGATGAGCTTTCATGATTTTGTTGCTTTGGTTGGTGATGAGATGACTGAGGAGCAGTATTATGATATTGCTAAAAGAGTTGGAAAGCAAAACATTAGTGTAGATGGATTAACGCAAGAGAATGGTAGGTACTATCAGTCACCTTATTACGGTAGGGGTCAGGTTGATGATTTTTACATTGAGGTTTTAGATTTTGAGATTAGGTCCACTAATTACGAGTTGACTTATGAGCAAAAATACATTAGCAAAGGAAATTTTTTCTTAAACAAAAAGAAAACAGGTTACGAGCCTAAGAAGTATAGTAAGAAAAAAAGGGATGTAACCAGAAAGAAGGTAGAGGTTTTTTATGAGGGGTTATATGTTATAGGTTCTGATTATATCTATAAGTATGGTCTTCAGGAAAACATGAATAGACCTAAGAAGAGTGGTGCTTACTGCTCTGAGGTTAAGAGTAGATATAGCATTATTGCTCCAGGCATGTATGACATGGAGAATAAGTCTATGGTTGAGCAGATGTTACCTTTTGATAATCAGATGACTTTAGCTTATTTAAAGCTTCAGCAACAGATGATTAAGGCTAGACCAGCAGGTTTGGCTGTTGATTCTTCTTCTTTGGAGGATGTGTTAAAAGGTAGAGGTGAGGATTTCCTAGACCCAACTGATATTGTAGAGATCTTTGATCAGACGGGTAACTTATATTACAGAAGTGAGGATTCGGAGTTTGGTGGGATGATTAATCAGAAGCCTATTCAGGAACTTGCTAATGGTCTTAGTCCAAGTGCTTTGTATTTCGTTGAGGTTTGGAATCACAACTTGAATATGATTAGGACAATTACGGGGTTGAATGAAGCTAGGGATGGTTCTACTCCTTCTTCTAAAGCTTTGGTTGGCGTTCAGAAAATGGCTGTAAATATGAGCCGTAATGCCACCAGGTCTTTAAACGATGCTTATATCCACAGTTTTAAATCATTGGCTGACAATATAGCTATGATGGTCCAGAATAAGGCTATTGCAGATGGGTTGAGAGGTTATGAATTGTCTTTAGGTAAAGAGGTTGTTGATGTTGTTAAAATAATAAAAGAGCTAAGTCTAGCGGAACTAGGCATAGAGATTGAAATACTTCCTAGTGCCGAAGAGATGCAAGAGTTAAATATTTTAATTGAGAAAGCTATAACGGCTCAATCTATAGAGCTGGAAGACGCTATGGAGGTTAAGGATGTTGCTAAGGTTAATATCAAGAAGGCGACACACTTATTAAAGAAAAGAAGAAAAGAAAAGCAGGAGTCAGATATGGCTATAGCTAATAACGCTTCACAACAGAACGCTCAAGCACAGATGCAGTCACAACAATCTGCTGCTCAGTCTCAGATGCAACTAAAACAAATGGAGCATCAAATGGACATGGAGAAACTTCAAATGGAGTATCAGTTAAAGATGCAGTTAGAGCAGATGAAAGCCAGAACAAAAGGTATGGCAGACGCAGAGGTTGCTATGATTAATAATGATGAAAAGTTAAAGCAGATAGATGCTGCTAAAAAGAATAATATTGATGATACTTCCATAGGTAATTCGGTGAGAGAGCCTCAAGTATTTAAGGGAGTGGGAGATAGCAGAAAATTAGATTAAAAATTTTTATTATATATTAGTTAAACCGTAAATTAAAATTAAAATGAGTTTTGAAGATTTATTAAAAGCCCAAGGGCTTAAAGTTGTTGGTTCTGGAGATGCGTCAAGAGAAGAGCAACCAAAACAAGAAGCTGAACCTCAACAGGAGGTTAAAGATACAGAGGAAACCCCTCAACCAGAAGCTAAGGAGGAATCTGAGGCTGAGGTTAAAGAGATTAGTTTTGAGGATTCTTTTAAAGAGAAATACGGTTCTTTAGAAGACCTAGAAGCTAAATTAAGTTCTTTGGAAGAAAAGGCAAGTGCTTCAAAATTTGAAGACAAGTACGAGTCTGATAGTATAGATAGACTAGAAAAGGTGTTAGGTTCTGGGTTCTCTTGGGATAAGATAAAAGAGATTGCAGACGTTAAGACGCTAAATGTTGATTCATTAGATGGTCGTCAAGCATTATCTAAAATGTTAGAAATGAAAGACGGCTTATCCACAGCAGAGATAAACGCTAAGTTAAGGGAGTATGACAAACTTAATGATGCAGATTTAGATTTGATGGATGACGATGAGAAAATCGAACATAAAGCAGCTTTAGCACGTTATGATAGGCTACAAAAGGAAAGTAAAGATTTCTTAAATTCTGTAAAGAATGATGAGAAGTATTCTTTGCCAGACTTGAAAAAACCTACAGATGACAAAGAACTAATAGAGAAGCAACAAAAAGAATTTGAAGAATTGAAGAATCGTTATGAGTCTTCTGTTTCAGAATCATTAAAAGAATTTAACTCAGTAAGTCTTAAACTCGGAGAGGATAATGAATTTACGTTTGAGTTGAATGATGAGATGAAGCAAAAGGTTCAGGAAAGGATGAATGGTATCAATGAGTATTATAGCAACTTCGTTAGTGCTAACGGTGTAGATTATAATAATATGAAGGAGACTATCGCCAAAGAACTTTTTTTCGATCAAATATTGAAGTCGGCAGTTGAGGCTAACATTAACAAAGGCGAGATAAATGCTGTGAAGGAGATTAACAACGTAGTTGATAAATCTAAGAAATCACAAGCACCATCTTCTAATGCTAGTGTTCAGGATCAGATAATTGACGGTTTCTTAAAAGGTCAAGGAATTAGATAATTTTAAAAACTAAAAAAAATGGCATTACCATATCAAGGAGGTAGTTTTAACAGAGTTGGAGATTATAACTTTGTAACTACAATGGATTTACACAAGCCAGAGATTGAGTCAGAATTAACTCAAACTTTTGGTAATCAAATGTTAACAGGAATGTTATCAATGATTGGAGCAGAAAAAGGTGTTTCTGCTTTGGAATATACTCACTACGAGGAAGAAAGAATTTACCCTAAGCTTTACGCTACTTCAGCAGGAGCAGCAGCAGGAGCGCAAGCAACTTTCACTATGGCTGCATCATCTAAATATGATGTTCCAGAATTTGCTTCTCCTTATGATGGAAGTACTACTTCTTCTATCACTATTCCAAGAAGAGGTGAATTAATCTTAATTAAGCCTGCATCAGGAATTGTTTCTGCTGACAGATACATTAAGGCTATTATAGACGAGGTTACTGCAACAACTTTCAAGGCTTCGCCTTTGGATTCTGGTGACAGTGTTCCAGCTATAGGTTCAGCTCAAGAAATCGTTATCTACGGTAACGCTTACGGAGAAGGTTCTATGCAGCCAGGAGCTAGACAGACTAAAGTTAAAAAAGAGATTAACCAAATTCAGACTGTAAAAGGAACTTATGAAGTTACTTCAACAGAAAGAGATATGTTATCTTGGGTTGACTTTGTAGGTAAAGACGGTAAGGCAGGTAAGATGTACTACCTAAAAGGAGAGGCTGATGAGTATAAAAACTTCATGTCTCAAAAGGAATTGACTTTACTTTTGGGTGAGAAGCTTAACAACGATACTGTAGCTAATGCTTGGGTTGCTAACGCTAATAACGATAACAACTTTGGTCCACTTTCTCTAACAGAGGGTCTTATACCAGGTATCCTATCAAAAGGAAACACTTCTGCTTACGCTCAAAACACAGGTTGGGATAAGCAAGATGCTGAGTCTTTAGTTAAGGTTTTGGATAAGCAAAAAGGTTCTAAGAGCAATCTATTAGCTCCAGGAATTGACTTGTCTATTGCGATTGACAACACTCTAGCTTCTTACAAGACTGCAGGTGCTATTACTTATGGTAACTACACTTTCTCTGAAGAGGCGAGCGTAAACTTCCAGTTTGACAAGTTCAAGATTGATGACTACATCTTCTCTAAGAAGAAGTTTGATTCTTTCAATGACCTTCAGACTTTAGGTGCTGATGGTTTTGGTTTCACAAACGAAGGTCTTGTTATCCCAATGGATCAGACTAGAGATGCTGGAACAGGAGAGAAGACTAATCACTTAAGACTTCGTTACTTGGTTAATCCTGCTACAGGAGAAAGAAACCAAAGATCGGAGATTATTGATAACTACAAAATCACTGGTAAGGATACTTATAGCGTATTCTACAAGGACAACGTAGGTCTAGAGTCTTTCTGTTTGAACAAGTTCGCTTACATCAAGCAAGGATAATTCTACAAGGATTAAAAAAAGAGGGGTGTTAGTTCATCCCTCTTTTAATATTAACACTAAGCTTAATTAATATGGCAGCTAAAACTCCAGCAAAAGGTAAAAGATTTGTAAAAGTTGTAAAAAACAGTAAAACTGGAAGAACTAAAAAAGTTTCTTATGGTCAAGCAGGAAAAGCTAAAGGAGGAGGAGACAGAATACGTCCTGGTACTAAAAAAGGTGATGCGTACTGCGCTAGAAGTGCAGGTATTGCTAAGAAACACCCTTCAGCACGTAAGGCTAACTCTCCTAACGCTTTATCAAGAAAAAAGTGGAAGTGTAAAGGTAAAAAATCAATGAAGTAAGTCTTAGGACTTTAAATTAATTAAAACTAAAATTAAAATGGCACAATTAGCAAAGCAGCCAAAACAGGCTGTAAATTCAGGAATGCGTAATGTCGTATATACGCTAGTTAAATCAAAAAACGGAAAGTACCCTCCTTTCTATCAGATTCCTGCAGAGGACGAAGTTTATATGGAGTGGGAAGATGATTTCGGGAATCAACAATCAGGGTTAAGAAGAATTAGGTATTCAATTGGTGAGACATCTATATTTGTAGATGAGCAATCAGAAACTGCCGAAAAAAGAAGAGGTGTTTTACTCTTTAATGACGGTAATTTAATTTCTCATCCAATGGAGGTTACAAAGCAAAAGTACTTAGAGTATACTAATCACAATATTGCTAATCACGAAGAGGGAACTGCTGCACCTAATAAGTCAGCTATCTTTAGGTCTAACTCTAGTCAGTATAAGACAAATGTAAAATTACAAAGACAGGAGAAGATTTTATCTTTATCTCAGATTGTAAACGACTTGTCTGCTGAAGAGATTGAAGGACTGGCAATTACTTTAAATGTAGCTTTTGACAATACTAATAATGACACAATTATTGCTAGTATAAAAAGTGCAAGAAGCATATTCTTTGACATGATAAACTATGACCCTTACAGATTTGAGAAGGAGTTAGAATCAGAAACAAGAAGATTTAAAGAGGTGTTGTCTTTAGCATTAAGAGATAATGTTATTTCTTACGACAAAGCAGGTAGGTCTTTCTATAATAATATAGGTGGTAAAACAAGAATACTTGATGTCCCTTCTTATGCAGATCCTTTAGATTTCTTTGTAGACTTAGCTACAACAAGAACAGAAATAAAAGAGGCTTATAAGTCAATTAAGGACGCTGTAGAAAACAACAAGAAGCCAGCTAAAGAGAAGTTTGAAGGAACTAAGGAGTATAAGATGCTTAAGAAAGCTTTAAGATTCAAAGTTTGTAAGAATGCTTTTGGTAGTATTTCAGCCAACAATATTGGTATGTTGGGAGAAAGAGGCACAGGAATAAAAGGAGCTACTCAGCACTTAGAGTTTAATCCTGATGTTTATAAACAGATAGAGGAAATGGTAGTTGAGTGTGAGAACGAAAAACTGCTAGAAGAAGAGAAAAAGGAAGCTGCTAAAAAGTAAGTTTTTTATGTATTAAAAGCTAAAGAGAGGTCAAAAAAGCCTCTCTTTTTTTTTTATGTATATTTACTAATCAATAATGTTATTATAAAAAGATGGCTTTAACAACAACAGATTTTAACGTATCGTTTTTATTGGGTGGAAGCGATAAAGTCTTTAAGTTTACCGATATAACAGACTATCCTTCTCAAAGTGTAGCTTTAGCTGATGTAACAGGTAGGATTAAAATTACAGCTCCAAGTGGAGTTGTTTACAATAATTTAGCAGGTTCGGCAGATATAACAGGCTCAACTTCAACAGTTAATACAACTTCAATAAATGTACCTCTGTTATCAGGAGGAACGCCAGAGGTCGGTCTTTATACTTTTGAGTACAGGGCTACAGTAGGTAGTGACACCGTTTCTAAAATTAAGACTTTTACTTACTCATACGCAAAACCGAAAGCAACTAATCAGCTAACAGCGGATTGTTTATCACCTGAGCTAAAGGGTGCTGACACTACTAATTATTTGGTTAATGCTGTCACACCTAATGATAGGTTTAATATTTCAGCGGCAAGTTCTTCAGCAAATACTTTTAGTGTTTCGGGAGAAAAGGTTGGTTTTTTTACTGTTGGCAATAAGTTTGATGTAATAAGCTCAACTGGAAATAATGGTCAATACACTATAACAGGTGTTAATTATGTCCAAAGTTCGGATACTACGGTTGTAAGTGTTGCTAGTGTTACCGATAATACGGCAGACGGAACAATAGTTCAAAGAAGAACTACATTATACTTTACTTCAGTTCCAGGTATAGCTCCTTTAGTGGGTTATAGCACTATTTTATCAACTAATTCTTTTTACAGTCAACTACAATCTTTCTCTTTTGAGGCTCATGTTTTATACGATTTTGGAGGTGGGATAACTTTGTCAGATTCTTTCTCTTCTTCGGATTCAATAAATGTAGATTGTGACAACAACCTTTGTGATGTATTCTGTTGTATTAATACTGTTTTTGGGGAATACATGAAGTATAAGTGTACTAATAAAACTTTAGCAGACTTAGCTTTAGAAAGATACACTATAATAACTTCTCATTTAGCTTCTTTAAGAACTGCTTATGAATGTGGAGACTCAGCCGCTATCACGAGCTTAACTGCTCAAATAAAAGAAGTTTCTCAATGTGATGACGATTGCGGTTGTACATCAGGAGATCCTATTCCAATTACAGGAACAGGCTCTTCAGCAGGGTCTACTTCTGTTGTTGCTGACGGAGGAACTGGTGTTAATGTTACAACAAGTGTTAATGGAAATGAGACTACCTATACCCTTAACCTTAGTCCTTCTGTTCTTCAAGATATACAAAACGGTGCAGCTACATCAAGCGTCACTGGTGGAACAGGTATAACAGTAACTCCTTCATCTACTGGTGTTAATAACACTCAATACGCTGTCTCTTTAACAACCCCTTCGGTTGCTCCAAAGGAGACTTTAGTAATGAAGTTAGAGTGTGCTAAAACCCTTCCTACGGCTAGAATTTTCACTCCTAAAGATGTTACAATACAAAACCCAACAAACCTACAGCAACCAGCTACTATTACAGAGGTTGCCGTTTCTAGTGATTGGGATTTGTATACGGTTAGAGTTACAGGTTTTCAATCTACTCCAAACTCTACATACAAAGTAGATGTTAGCAGCTATTTTCAAGAATATGCACAAAACTCTGTTACAACAGTAGATTCATCAGCAATAGGCTATCAAGCATATTATTTAGAGGCAAAAGTTGTTAAACTTGAATCCAATTCTTTTGATTTAGTTTTTATAAATAAATTTTTAAATATTTATATGACATCAGGGGGAAGTGGTCTTTATAAATATTTAAAAATTTATTTAAACATTAAAATATACGAATAATGTCAGTTAGTTCAGAATTATCAAAATTAGGTTCAGGAGTAGGTAGGATTTATCTTACAGACTCCAGTGGAACATTAACAGGCTTAGAGTTCTTTAATGACAAGATAGGAAGAGAGGCTGCCGAGAAAGCTATGGTTGTTTCAGCTACTTTAAGCTCTAATATCTCAGCAACTTCAAGTGTAACTATAACTTCAGCAGGTGGTACTATTACAAATTTATCATACAATGGAGTTTCTGTTTTTAATACAGCTTCTCCTATAACAGGAGGGACAACAACAGAGTTGGCAACTGCTCTGGCTTTGGCTATAAACGCAAATGTAAGCACCCCTTCTTACACCGCTATTTCAGCAGGAAGTGATGTAATTATTTATTTAGACCCAGACAACGGAAGTTCATTAAATGGTACGGTAGCTGCTTTTGCTACAACAGGAACAGCAGCAATGACTGCTACAAATTTAGATGGAGGTGCTTATCCTACAGAACTTGTTGATGCTCAGATAGGTTATAGAGTTTACATAAATAACTCCCTTACAGCTCCATCAGCTAGTTTAGTTGGAGCAACAGATATAACTACAGGTGTTTTAAGAAAGGCTGCTAGTTCTCCTTATTCTGTAAAAGATGTTCAAATATCTTCTGGAGCTTTATCTATAGATAGAGACGGAGCTTTTACTATTGTAAGTGTGCAGACTGAAGGTGCAACAGCATCGGATGATTTAACATCCATAAATGCAGGTATATTTAATGACGGAGACGTAGTTGTATTAAGGGGTAAAGAATCAGGAAAGGTTACAACGGTAAAAGAAGGTGGTAATATAGAGTTAGCCAATAATGCTGATTTTCTTACAGCTACCAAAGATTACGCAATAATACTTCAGTATAGCACTTCAGATAACAAGTGGTATGAAATATCTAGAAGCCCAGGAAACAACTTATCGGTTGCCTCATTGAGGTCTGCTAGTATTGCAGCTCCTGTACAGGGTGTTCAAGCAACAACGCTAACCACAGGAGGAGGTTCTGTTACTGTTCAGCCAGGTGTTGATAAAGGACACATAGTCCTTACAGGAACAGGAACATTAACGGGTTCTTGGAGTTATAATTTAGGTGGAACTCCTATAGATGGTGACACATTTATTGTTGACTACAAAGGAACATTTACACCAAGCGGAAACAATGTAACTATATTTGGGGTTTCCTTAACGGATTCTCAAATAGCAGGAGAAAAGGTTACCGTAAAAGCCACGTATATTTTATCTTCTACATCATGGTCTGTTGTTACTGTTAGGGACACAGCAGGAGTAGATTTAGTAGATACAACAGATTTAGCAACAAAAGAAACAGGGTTAGGTAATCCTGCTGCGAATGGATATATTCTTTCTTCCACTACTGGTGGAGTTAGATCTTGGGTTCCAAGTGCGACAGACATAGCGTATGACTCAGATTATACCACTACTGGAAACTCAGCAGGGGTTGTAACAACTTTAAGAAGTGTGTCTTTACCAGGAAACACCCTGTCTTCTGATGGGAGTTGTATAGTTTTTAAGTTTACAGGGCAGTTTGGTTCAAACGCTGGAGCTAAAACTTTTAAAGTTGTTTTTGCAGGGACAGATGTTTTGCAAAACTTGAACAGCACATCACCTAATGGTTCTGATTTTACAGGAGAGGTTGTAGTTGTAAGGTCTGGGTCTACTGTTGCAAAAGTAAGCGGTAGTCTTCAGATAAATGGACTTCCTAATGAGGTTAATTTTTCTCAAGTAACTTCACTAAACTTTACAACAACTTCTTATAATTTAGATATAACAGGAACAGGTGCAGTTAGTAGTGACGTAAATATTTACACCACTATTGCTACTAAAATTATATTTTAATGGATATAAATAAGGTATACGATTTTTTAAAATATTTAGCTGATAAGGACCAATCTGGTAACATCACCCCTAAAGAATTTAATTTGTCTATAGACCGAGCTTTTTCTGAGTGGACTATGAAGCGTTATAATAATCTAAAAGATAACACTCAAAATAAAACTGGTTGGCAAAAGAATCAAAAAGTAACGGACGATTTAAAATTTCTATTAGTCAGGAATGATGTTTCTACTATTGGTAGTGATGGTAAGCTTGCTTTGCCGACAGACTATTTGCATTTATCAAGTTTGGTATATAATTATAAGTTTGAAGAAAATGGAGAAACAGTTGTTGTGCCTAGTCAGGTTGATATTGTCAACGATAACGAGATTTCTTCCTTTTTAGGTTCTAGTATTTACGCAAAGCGTATTAAGGCTAAAAAATATGTCATAGCAGCTTTTTATAAAGACCATATACAGATATATCCAAAAAACATAGGTGTAGTAGACTTTACTTACTTAAGGCAGCCTGTAAGTCCTTATTGGGCTTTTACAGTAGTAAACGGTAGACCTGTTTACGATGCTGCAAACTCTGTTGATTTAGAAGCTCCTGACGAGGTTGTAAATGAAATAATAATGATGTGTGCTTCATACTTAGGAATTAACTTGAGAGAGCCTCAGTTGATTCAGTATGCCGAACAAATGAAACAACAGGGAGTATAACACATTTAAGAAATGACAAGGGATACTAGAGAAATAATAGCGGAACAGGCACAAAGGATTATAGAGGGTGGTACTCCTACTCCAGACTCTGAGGTTAGAAAAGATGAGTTAATGATCTATGTGGACCAAGCTTTTGGTCAAATGATAAAACAAAGTTTTTATCAGAACAAGGCGGAGGGTGTTAGTTGGCTAGATGGTGGTTTTGTTTACACATTTATAGAAGAAGTAAAAGAAGATAAGATAAGGGGAATGAAGTATGTTAAAATACCTTCTACTTATGTTGGTCTCCCATTAGGAATGGGTATAGTCCATGTTTCAAACGTTACTTCAGAGATGGATACTTTCGTTCCTTCAAACCCAAACTTTTTAGGATTGTCTAGAGGTTTGTTGGTTGCTAACTTAGGAGGTAGAAGAGGTTATTTTGTTGAGAACACAAAGATGTATTTTATTAATTTAAAACCTTCTGATTGTGTTGATAATGTTTTAATAAAATTAGCAGGTGGTATCCAATCAGAGGAGATAGATCCTGAAGTTGATATTCCTTTAGATATGCAGCAAGCTTTAGTAGGGTTTACAGTAGAACTTTACAGACAGCAAAGACAGATGCCTAAAGACGATATAAACGATAACAGCAAAGACTAATGGAATTAGAAAAAGTAGTTAGAGAGTTTTTAATAGAAACAGGAAGAACAGAACATAGGTTTGTTCAGGCACTTCAATTGGGTATAGCGTGCTTAAGAGAGCTTCATTATGACATCATGGGAGTTCCTGTAATAAAAGAGCTTACTGTTTCTGAAATAGACACTGTTGACTTACCTAATGACTACTTAAATTATATACGTATAGGTTTTACAGATTCACATGGTTTCTTTAGAGAAATTGGTGTAAATGACGGTATAGCCTTAAACAGGACTTTAAACGACTGCGGAAAAAGAATTTCAAGAAAAAAAAGCACAGATGACTCTTCTTCTAGTGACTATAACATTGGTAACGTTGAGTACTCTTCAGTTCATTATACAAACGGTGAAAACGTTGGTAGGTATTTTGGTCTAGGAGGGGGAAACAATATTAACGGTGGATTTAAAATAGATAAGAATTATCAGCAAATTCAATTAGACAGGTATCAAGGAGGTGCTACTATCACCTTAGAGTATCTGGCAGACCCTAATAAAACAGATGGTGAATTTACGGTTCATCCATTTGCCATAGAAACTATTAAAGCTTGGATAGACTGGAAGTTGACAGAGAACAATGCTAACATTGGAGCTGGTGTTTCGGAAAGAAAAAGACAGCTTTATGGTGGTAACAAAAAACTTTTAAGGTCTAGGATGTCATCTAAAAGTGTTCAAGACCTTTTACAAGCGTTTAGAAAAGGTAATAAAGCATCACCTAAATTTTAAAAAATGGGTTACGAGAAAAGACAGTTTTTATACGGTATGGATTTAGATACCGAAGAGAGGTTAATAGAGCCTGGTTTTTCACGAAAGAATGTTAATGTACGAATAGGTTCTTCTACTGATAACGGTGTTTATTCTGCTGAAAATATTCAAGGTAACACATTTATACCAAATACAGAACTACCTTCAGGAACTAATAAGGTTATAGGCTCATGCTGGGATAAGCTAAGAGACTTAAGTTATTACTTTGTATATAACTCAGAGGGTAATCATGGTATATTCGAGTACAACCATGTAGAGAGTAAGATAGACAAGGTTATGATTGCAAGTGTTTTAAACTTTCAATCTGAAGAATTAATAACAGGTCATAATGTTGTAGAGTTTGATGAAAGCAACCACTTGCTTTACTTTACTGATGGATTTAACCCTCCTCGTAAAATAAACATACAAAAGGCAAAGGCAGGCTCTTACATAGAGCCAATAAAAGAAGAGGTGATAGATGCTATTAAGTATCCTCCTTTAAAGCCGCCAACTTTTAAGTTTGAATTAGACGAAAATCAGCTTGTTAATCATTTAACAGATAAAATAGTTCAATTCAAAGCGGCTTATGTTTATGATGATCAAGAAGAAAGTGCTTATTCACCTATATCTATTCAGGCTATTCCTGGTGATAATAATGTTATCGAGGTTACTATACCTAAAGGAGGAGAGCTTGTAAAAAGAGTTATAGTCGCTTTTAGGGTTGGCAATATAGGAGATTTTTTGGAGGCAGAGGATAAAGATGCTTCTGATTATGATACAGACGCAGACGGGAATTATTTGTATAAATTCAAAAATGAAAAAAACTACAATAATATTTCTTTACCTAGGTCCAATAAACTTTTTGATTCTCTTCCTCAGTTAGCACAAGCACAAGAGTACATAGAGGGAAATAGACTAGCTTATGGAAACATAACAGAAGGTTATGATAATGTAGATGTGAATTTAGATTTAGAAGTAGATTATGAACCTGAGTTTTCAACTAGCGAAAATACAATAAAGGGTTTTTTAAGGATTTCAAATGCGAGACAACCTTCGAATAAAGCTTACAGCAGGTATCAACCTATAACTAGGACTGGAGACTCCTCTACTTATGCTTTTGGAGGTTTCGGAAAAAACACCACAGTACCTAATACAGGTTTAAGGTCAAGCTATCAGCAGCAAATTCCTTTAGGTGGTTTTGTTATATATCTAGCAGGAACAGACTATTATTGTGTTTCTACTCAGATTCCAGAGGGAGGCTCAGGTTCAAGTTCGGCTGCTCCTCTTCAAGACGGAAGAGGTGTATATCTTGCTACAAGTACAAACCAAAATAATAGAATTAGAAATGCTATAGAAGGACCAAGTGGGGGTAATACACCTTACCCAGAATCAAGGGTTTTTTCAACGTGGGAGATGAATAACGTTCCAGATGGAACATATATAATGAGGGTAGCTTCTCATTGGACTACGGAGGCAGATTTGCAAGACCCAGAAAGGAGTTATCAAAAAACATCTACTTTTTTAAATAGAATAGGTTTTGGTGTCATTGATATTCCAACAGGCGAAGTTCAACAACCTGTTAAAGAGTTACAAGTAACTGTTTCTAACGGTCAAATATTAGATAATATAGAGGTTATTATAGCAGATTTGTCCGACACTGTTATTTTTGCAGGTAATCTACCTTTTAATAACGCAGGTTATGTTTGTGATTTCGTGCAAGATGATTACACTCAGTTTGTCAACCCTGCTTCTGTGGCAGAAGCTTTGGGTCAAAAAAGAATAGAGTTGTGCTTAGTGAATTATACTGGTCCTGACGGTTCATTTTCTAATTTTACTGACCACAATGGGTTCTTTTTTAGTTCGCCAAAAGACTCTACTTCTATTCAAAAAATAACTTCAGGCGTAGAACAATATTCTTTCAACACTGATGCGTATAATTTGTTAGACACTTCTACAAATCCAACAGCTTCGTTTCCTAGTAATCAAACACCTGGATCTACTAAGTTTTGGGTGTTGCCAAATAAAAATACAGGCTTAACTAAAAAATCAAGAACGAAGTTTACGGTTATAGTTAAGGATGCTTTAGGTATTCCCCAAAGTGATGTTAGTATCGTCAGTAGTCAGGGAGATGTTCAGGAAACAAATACAAATGGAGAAGCGCCATTTATCGCTTACTCTCCTGGAAACTCAGTCGGTTTCCTTTTTGAAAGAACTCTTAATTTTATTCCTACTTTAAATTATGGTGTTATTGGGAATTACAACCCTGTTCTTTTAACGGATACAGTAACTATAGGGAGTGTTGGTAATCAAAATGATGACACTAAAGACCTTGAGGATATAATCTTAACTATTCAAACAACCTCAGACGCTTCTAAGTTGAAAAATGGCGGTGTTTATAGTTTTGGTATAGTTTATTACGACAGGGCAAATAGAAGTGGAACTACAAATTTTGGTTACAACTTAGATTTACCTTTTTACGATACTCAGATAACAACAGCTCCTGTAGTTGGCTGGGAAATCACAAACGCAGCTCCTAGTTGGGCTACTCATTATCAGATTGTTAGGACGTTAAATACAGAACTAAGTAAATACATTCAATGGTTTACCTCAGATGTTTCTTATTCTGTTGGTGGAACTAACTTTAATGACGCTTCAATTATAGATTTTGATATTACTAATTTAACTGATGAGTATAAGACAACTAATCCAGATTCTGTTTTAGTTTATGATTTTACCACAGGAGATAGAATGCGTCTTATTAAAGACGCTAATAATAATTACTACGAAGATTATATAGATTTAAAGGTTGTTTCTTTTGAGGCTGGTATATTAAAGGTTAAAAACGACATTCAAGATAAAGATTTGACTGGCGGTGCTTTTTTTGAGATATACACTCCAAAGCTTGATGTGGACCAAGAAATATATTATGAAATAGGAGAGTGTTACGATGTCTTAAAAGCTGTTGACCCTGTAAGTGGTGACACAATTAGTTACCACCAAGGTCGTACTCAAGACCAAGACCCATTTAACTTGTTGGATGGAGCTAAGGGTATATTTACAGGAGGTGATACTTATTATAGAACAAGAAACATAACAACTGCTCCTAGTGGTTTTTATAAAACAAATATAGATAGTCAGTTAGTTTCTGATTTTTTCCAATCTAAAGTATCAGATATAGGAAGACCTAACATTGTTGATAAAGATGCTCAAAGAGTAAACAGGATAACATCTATTTATTATTCTGATAGATTCATACCAGAAACAAATATAAACGGCTTAAACAGCTTCTTTGATACGGCATTTGAAACTTATGACAGAAAGTATGGCTCTATCCAAAAGTTATTTTCTCAGGATAAGCGTTTAGACTGTTACCAAGAAACAAAAACAGGAAAGATATTAGTAGAGGAGAATGTTATTTTTGACCAATTTGACCAAGGTACTGTCGCTTCTTCAGCAAAAGTTTTATCAAAAATAATATATTACAGCGGTGACTATGGTACTTTAAATCCAGAAAGCTTTGTAGAAAACGAGGGTAGAAGATATTGGTTTGATGTTAGAAACGGTAAGGTATTAAGGTTGTCTAATGATGGTATTACTCCTTTATCTGACAAAAAAATGCACGCTTATTTTGAGAGCAAGAGTAATTTCTACTCAGCTTTTAATTTAATGCCTGAAGTTTGGGGTGTTTTTGATGAGAACTTTGATGAGTATATAATCGCTTTTGGAAGTGTAAGTAGAGAAGAAGGGTTTACTCCTGATGAACTAGCTTTAGTTTCCTCACAAGCAGATCAGATTACAGAAACTAGGGATGGTCTCACATTTACCTTTGACATCTTATATACAGCTAACGAACAGGGAGTACCCACAGAGTTTGAGGTTGTAAGAGATTTATCTAACGGAACTTTTATTATAAACAGTGTTGCAGGAGATATATCTCTGGACAGACAAAGGCTTTTAACAATACCTGCTGAAACATTGGCTTTTTCTGAAAAGACAGGTCATTGGACATCTTTCTATTCTTACGCTCCTGAGTGTATGGTTAGAATAGGTATTGATTTCTTAAGCTTTAGAAATGGTCAAGCATATTTGCACAACACCTCTGGAGCGAAAAGAAATAGCTTTTACGGAGAAGAAAGAGGTAGTGAGGTTTGGGCGGTATTTAATCAAAACCCAAGTAATGTAAAAGTATTCCAAGCGTTAAGCGAGGAGTCTGATTCTGTGTGGCAGGTTAGGGATATATTTACTCAAGGAGGTCAGAGAAGTAATTTAACTAAAGACGATTTCTCTGTAGCTTATGGTCAAGGTCACACACTTTATAGTAAAGAAAACATCCATTACGCACCTATATGGAAAGACGAGAACACACCTAATGTAGAAAACCCATTAATAGAAGGAGACTCTATGAGAGATGTGAGCATATTGTTTAAGTTAATTAACGATTCAACTAATGAAGAGAGGTTGTTTGCGGTTAGCATGAACTACTCACTTTCGGAGCGAAGTAATAGATAATATATATTTCATAAATTAGTAAAAAGAAAAAGATATGCCAATACCATTAGCACTAGCACTAGCACCAGCAGTAATCCAAGCAGGAACAGGTATCTACCAGGCTGTAAGAGGTAATCAGTTGAGAAGCTCTATGGATAGACCAACTTATGAAATCCCTCAAGAGATTTTAGATAGCTTAACAGATGCTCAAATCCAAGCTCTAAGAGGTATGCCTGCTGAACAGAAAGAACAATATTTAAGCAATATAATGAGAGCGCAACAGGCTTCTTTTGATGCTATGGGTGATAGAAAAGCAGGATTGGCAGGATTGCCTGGGGTTCAGCAAACAGCTTTGGATGCTTATAGAAATATGTTGTCAATGGATGCTCAACAAAGGCAAGCGAATGAGCAGGCTTTACAGAACACTAGAGGCGTTGTTGCAGGTTTTAAGGATAAAGAATTTGAGTACAATCAAGCTTTGCCTTATCAACAAACTATGGCAGCGGCAGAAGGAATGACAGGAGCAGGAATGCAAAACATTATGGGTGGTGTTCAGGCAGGTTCTCAAATGGGATTAGACGCTATGCAGTTTAATCAGTATATGAATGCTTTAGGTGGTTCAGGATCTACTGTTCCAACTACAGTTGCTTCAACAACAGCTACTGTTCCAACTAATCCAACTTTTCCTCCACCTAACAACATGGGTATATATAACCAAGGTCAAGCATCTCCTTTTAATAATGATTACTCGTTTGGGAATATTTATAACAACAGTAGTCTTCGTTATAATCCTGATAACAAATTTAAAATACCAGGGCAATGATTTCAGATAACTTAGGAATATATAATTCGTATAAAAGGGCAAAAGCTATGGATGAGGTAAGGTCTACACCTTTTTCTCCTCCGCAGGCTGAAAGTTCACCAGAGATGGGAGGTGATGATAAAACTAAAAAATTTACTCCAGAGGATCATAAAAGATACAATGAGTTAAGAAGGCGTATGTCTATAAAAAGAAGGTAACTATAATGGCAAAGAAAAACAACCCTACAGGTTTATCTACAGGACAAGGAAAAGGTGCGGCTCAAGTTTTTGGGAACACTTATAATCCTTATTTTAAGGAAAGGCTAACAGAGGCAAAAAAGAAAGACGAAGAGGTTACTGATGCTATAGCTAAGGCTTCTGATATGAGTCAGTTATGGTCTAGGGATGTTGGTACTTTTAAGCCAATGGTTAATGATTTGCAGCAGTTTTATAGAGACAATGCTAGAGCAATAATTAAAGGTGATTTTGATGCCACACTTAAGCTTAGGCAGAAGCAGAATGAAATGGCTCAACATGTTGCCTCATCAAAAGATACTCAAAAGTATGCTAACGAGTTGTTAAAGTTGATAAACAAGCCAGGTTCTAATTATACAGAAGAGTCTAGACAGAAGGTTTTTGACTTTGTTAGTGAAGCCCAAGCTGGAAATTTTGATACTTCAGGATTGATATTAAGTGAAAAATATGATGCGGCAGATACCTTGAAGGCTATGACCGATGAGATTAGTAAAATAAAATATGATTATGACACGCCTGTAGTAAAAACAATAGGAGGTAAGAAAGTTATGATAAACAAAGGTGTTCAGTCTACTGAAGGGATTGAATTTATTGTGGATTCATACATAGATAAAGATATTAAATTTTACGGTGAAGAAGCTAGGAAATATTACACTCCAGAAAGAAGGCAAGAGCTTATAGACAAAGGGGTAGCAGCAGCAGGATCAACTCAGCAAGCTTATGGATTTACGGATTATACTCAACCTAGACCAACACAAAGAGGTCAAGAAAAAATAGAGGCTGCTAATAGAAGAAATATTTTATTAGGAACAGTTCATTATGATAAAGACACTGATAAGGCTAACGTAGAGCTTTCTAACTTAGTGAATCAAATAAACAAGTCTTATGGTAAACAGCAAATTATTAAAGCTGTAAGAGAAACTCCTAAAGAAAACCCAAGATTAGCAACAACTTCTGTGGTTATAACTATGTCTAATGGGGATAAAAAGGTAATACCTTTAGGTGTAGGTTTTGAGGAGCAGTTAAACTCGTTTATAAACAACACAGGGGTAGAAAATGTTATTACTAATGAAGAAAGGGTTAGTGGTAGTCCATACACCAAGCCTAAAGATTATTTAGAGGTTCAAGAAGGCGATCAAGGTGTTCATGATTGGAAATTTGCATTCAAGAAAATGGCAGCTTTTTCTAAGGGTATTAAAAATATATTTACAGACTTAGACGGCTCTGCAACGAGTCAGTGGATAGGAGGTTTTGCCTCAAGCGAAAACCAAGCGAAAATGAAAGAAGTAAAAGGTTCTCTTTCGAGTTCAAATGAAAAAACAAGAGAGGGAGCTTGGTCTGATTTATTGACTGAATCTTGGTCGGGAGCAAATCATGACGGCAAGTCTATATCTTCGGTAAAAGCAGAAAGTGCTTCTGGTTCTTCAGATTATATTACAATAACTTATAGCGATGGCACTACATCAGCAGAGATAAAAACAAACTCTGATGGCTTCACTAACCTTTTAAAAGGTTTAGGAAGTAAAACCTCAAAGCTATTACCTCCATTAAAATTCCCACCAAAACCATAAAAAATGCCAGACAGTATAAGTATAAATATCCCAGAATACGGTAGTTTCACTAAAGAGCAACTTCAAGAAGAGTATGGTGAAAATTGGTTACAAGCGATAGATCAGCTCAATGGAACTGTTGATGTTCCTGATTATGGTAGTTATAGCTACTCAGAATTAAAAGAATCTTATGGCGAGAACATTGAGGATGCTTTAGACCAACTTTCGGGTAAAAAAAAAGACCAAGAAGAGCCTCAAGAAGAAGTTCAAGAAGTGGTTCAGGAAGAACCTCAAGAGGTGGTTCAAGAAGATACGGAATCTGTATCGGAAGATGGTTCTTTGGAATCTCAAGATTGGAGGGGTGAGCAAAAGAAGTCAGTAACTCCTGTTGTAACTTCTGACGAAGAGACTTTTAAATCTTTACAACAACAAGGAAGATTAGAAGAAGAGAAAAAGGAAGAGTTTTTAGAGGCTTCAGAACAAAAAGCAGAGTCTGATTTTAGACCTAAAGAAGAAAAAGGAGGTCAAGAGGCTGTTTCTAAATTTTTAACAGAAAACAATTTTAGCTCTTTAGACGCACTGCCTACTGAGTTTTTAGAAACAATAAAAGAGCAAAATCCTACTGTGTTTAACACAGATATAGAAAGAAATTTATACTCTGCTAGAAACGAAGAATTAACAAGCATTTCAAAATCTTATTTAGAAAACAGAAAAAATGCTATTCAATCAGAAGAAGTTTCGGCTGGAAAGACAGAAGAAGAGGCTAAGAAAATAGCAGATTTAGAGATACAAGATGAAACTGGTAGAATTGGTATTTCTAGTCTAGGGTATGATGAAGATGAAATAAACCAATACAAAGGTGCGATAAAAAATAGGTCAAATGCTTTATTAAAAATAAGCAAGATAAAAAGAGACCCTAGTAAAAAAGCAGAGTTAGAAAAGCTACAGGAAATAGTTAAAGTTTCTGATAAAAAAATATCAGAATTAAGAGAAAACTCAGACAAGGCTTTTATAGATGAAAACGGTGATGTAAACAAAGACCTTAAGGAGGATGTAAAGCAAAGAGAAATAGGTTTTGAAAAAGAGTATAAATCAGATTACGTTAAGCTCCATGATAGACTAAAGTTAGAGATAGCCAAGAGAGATGCTCTTAGAGAAAACTTTGTTAAAACATTAACTCCTGAGCAGTATCAAAATTTTGGTGGAGATAAGTTTATAATAAACAAAGGAACAGATAACGAGCAAGAAAAAGGTGCTTATGCTACTGTTGATAATATACTAGGAGGTAAGGATGCTGATTATTCTGAATATTTCATGGGAGATATTTATGATGCTAAATTAAAAGCAAAATCAGAATCTTATGTAGAGGCTTACGACGATGCTGATAGAAACATCACAGCACTATCAAGGTTATTATTACTCAACGAAGACCCTGCTGCTGTAGAAAGAGGTTGGGGTACTGTTTTTAGTGCAGAGGATAGTGAGTTTTATTTACCAGGTTTAGACAAGTTTGGTGAGGTTGTTACGTCTTTTGGTGAATCTATTTATGAGGAAATAACAGGAGTGGACTACAGCTCTAATCTTGATTTTAGGCAAAATGCAGTTAATATCCTTCAAGACGAAGGAATGAAACTGACCGAAGAGCAAATAGAAGCAGGGGAAAAGAATTTTTCAGAAAAACTAGGAGAAACTTTAGGGGTTTCAGGGGCGATAGGTTTAGAGATTCTAGCAACTAGAAATGTTATAGGTGGCGGTTACAAGCTTTTAAACATACCTAAATATTTGTCTAAAATTTCTTACTTAAGAAAAAGCCCTAAGCTTGTTAAGTTTTTAGACAACACAGCAGAAATAGTAACAGAAGGTTTAGCTTTTGAACTTGCTGATGATAGAACAGATTTCTTCATGGGTGCGGCAGAGTCTACTTCAGCAAAAGGTTTTGATGCTTTAATAAGTAAGCTTTCCAAGTCTAAGTATGGTAAGTTCCTAAAGTACTTAGATAATTACGCAGGTAGATTTGCAAAAGAGGTTACATCAAGAACGGTTGGTGGTGTTACAGAGGAGTATGTTGGTGATTTTGTTTCTGAAGGTGTTAAGAATGGATTCTTCACAGAGGAGCAATATAAAAATGTTTTTGGAGAGGGCGAAGAAGGTGTAGAGAAGTTTTTACTTACTCTAGGGTCTGTTGGGTTTATGACCTTCCCTACAGGATTTGTAGAAGCTGCTAAGAAGAGAGCTGAAGGAGACCCTACGGGTTCTTTAGCACAAGCTATAGAGGCTTATGAGTCAGCTCAGAACCCAGAGGTTACTACTGAAAAAGTTAAAAAATCAATAGAAAATCTTACTAACACACTAAAAGGAGAAGATGTTGATTTAGAAGGTTTAACAGATGAGAAAAAATTAGAGATTATTGGTTTAGATGTTTTTGATAAGAACCAAAGAGCAGTAGACGCTAAAGAGAAAGATGCTGAGATTGAGAAAATAGTAGGAGAAGAAGTGGAGTCAGAACCTCAAAGACTAGATGATATGTCTGAAGAGGAACTAGAGGCATACGCTAAGGAGAATGATATAGATGTATCAGAGTTAAAGAAAAAAGCGAAGGCTAAAGAACCTCAAAGACTAGATGATATGTCTGAAGAGGAGTTAGAGGTATACGCTAAAGAGAATGATATAGATGTATCAGAGCTAAAGAAAAAAGCGAAGGCTACAGAAGCTAAAACAGAAGAAGTTACAACTGAAGAAACTACTGAAGATGCTTTAACTTCTGAAACTGTAACAGATAAAAAGGGAAGAACACTTACTTATTTTGAAAATACAGAAACTAAAGACGGTATAACAAAAACCACTTATACATTTAACAGAAGTGACAAAGATTCTTCTCAAAGAAATACAACTGGGGTTAAACCAGAAGTAGCTTTAGATAATAAAGGATATGAGGTAACAGAAGACTCTGCTCCAGTTGGTGCAAAAATAAATAAAGTTTTTGAAGTTAGAGTTGATAAAAACAATCCCAATAAAGCAGCTGCTACTGTAGAATTTATATCAGAAGATGGAAAAATTTTTAGAGGTGAAGTAAAGTTAAAGCAAACACAACAAGCTACAACTGATACAACTACTGAAGAGGTTGTTGAGGAAGGTGACACATTTACTCAAGAAGAATTAGACCAAGAGATAACCAAAGATAACTTACAATCAACAATAGATAAAATAGACTCTTTACAGAAAAAGATAAGAAGTACTACAAAATCTGATCTAGGTTTTTCTGCTGCTTTGGATGCTGTTCTTACTCTTACAAAAGCAGCTTTAAAAACAACTAAAACTTTTAGAGATGCTTACAATATTGCTGTCTCTAAATTTAGAGACCAAGACGGTTATAAAAAACTAACTGATGAGCAAAAAAACAAATTAGATTCTTTTTCTGAAAAAGAATTTAAAGACGCTTTAAAAGAAGAGTCAGAGAAAGCAGTTGAGCGAGGTGGCACATTTAATAAAGCAAAAGAAGCGTATAAGAAGGCTGGGGAATCAGGTTTAGATACAAAAGAATCAATTTCAGAATCTTTTAAAACAGTAGAAAGAGCAGACTGGTATAAGTCTTTAAGCAAAGAAGACCAACAAGAAATAAAGGCAGACTATGTAAATAGGCTTGTTCCGAACTTTGAATCAGAGGGTAAGCCTCCTAAAAAGAACAGAAAAGGAATACCTAAGCTTGATGAGTCTAAAAAGATTATAACCACCGAAAAGCAACAGTTAAAAAAGAGATTAATAGAGCAGAGAAAAGGTGCTAACAACTTAAGAAAATCACAACAAAAAATGATTGATGATTTGTTTGAGTCTATAGAAACCAATTCAAAAAGCTTAACGAAAGCACAGCTAAAAGCAGCCTTAAAAAGAGCAGCAAAAGCAGACCCTGCTAAGATTAATGATTTCTTAGAATTAAGAGATAGCATAAACAAACAACTAAAAAAAGGAGAGCTAAAAGAAAAGAAAGCTGAGGCAAAAAGAATACAGTCAAGATTAAAAAGAAAAGCTAAAAAAACTACAGGTTTTAGAAAGTCTTTAGCGTTGGATTTATCCAGGTTAAACATAAACAGAGTAGATGACATAGACGCTTTCCTAGATGCTGCTAATGGACTTATTAAGTCTTTAGATGGTAAGGCTAGTATGAAAGATGTTAAAGATCAAACACAAGACATAATAGCTAAAGCATTAGATGCAGAAACTAAGTTTAGAGAAAAAAAACAAGAACTTATTGAAGAAGCTTTAAAAGAAGAGTATGATGCAGCAAACCTTAGCATGTCTTTTGAAGAGTATAGAAAATTAAAAGAAGAGCAATCTAAACAGGATGCCAAAGATAAAAAGTTAGAAGCAGCAGCCGAAGCTAGAGAGGATATGGTTAATTGGCTTAACTCTAGAATTGATAAGTTAAGAACTGATTTTAATGACCTAACAGACGGAATGACTGAGAGGCAAAAGGCAATCGTAAAAGATTTAATTAATGCTAAAAATCTTCTTAATAAAAAAGACGGTAAGGGAGAATACTTGTTATTGGATAGTGAGTCTTTAATGGATTTGCATTCTGCAATAGATGAGGTTTTCACTTTTAATTCAACAGCAGGTGTTAATAAAATTGCAACAGCTTTAAAGTCAATTAAAAAAGCAGAAACATTTAGGATTAAGCTAAACAATATGATTGATGCTGGATTATTTACTAAAGGAATATTTGGTAAAAACACAGGTAACTTATCAGCTTATGCTAAAGCAGCTACAATATCAGAAAGGGCTGCTAAAGATTTTGCATCTATTCTTTTTGGAGAATATAACAAAAGCTGGAATAAAACTCAAGAAGAAACAGAAGCATTCCTAAAAAGAAGAGCAAAAAAAAGAGATGAGCTAAAGATAAAAGAAAGACAGTCTAATAAAATTGGCGTTATATCTTGGTTAACACAAGAAGATGAAGGATTGACTGTCGAGGAGTCTAACAAAAACTTAAAAGAGAAAATTGAATCTTTAAAGAATCAGATAAAAAAATTAAAAGAAGTTGGTAGAACAAAAGGTAAGAGTTATAGGATAACTAAAAGAGCAGAAACAAGAAAGGCTGAATTATTAGAAAAAATAGTAAAAGACTTAAATTTAGATAGTATAGAAACTAAGGTAGACCCTGTAACAGGAGAAAGTAATTTAGAAAATCTTTTAACACCTAACGAAAAGGAGTTTTTAAACTTTTTAAAAGACGAATTTGAGCAGTTGAAAGAGCCTTTAGCAGAATCTTATCTAAACGCTAAGGGGGAAGAAATTACTTTTGTAAAAAACTACCTACCTACTTTTGCTAAAAAATTAGGTGCAAAATCTGATGTAGAACTTGATAGTGATTTTTCATCTACAGGTATGTCGGCAGATCCTTCTGGTAGAACTATTCAAAGAACAGAAGTAGATACAACAGGAAACACTTCTTATAATTTTGATGTGTTAGGAACTACAGAAGCTGGTTATGGTCAAATATCAAATGACATTAATTCGCTTTTTGAAAAACAAGTTTTAATTAATGTTGTTAAATCTAAGCCTGTAAAAAAACTATATATACAAGAAGGTCAAGATCTAGCTGACCAGTATAATGTTTTACAAGAAAGGGTTAAAACATTAATTAATAAGAGAAACCCCAACTTCGCAAGAGATATTGGTCTTGCTAACGAGTATTATAGATTTGCTGAAAATGCTGTTAGAAACACTATTGCTCTACCTCTAAGGAATACTTTTCAGTTAGCTAAACAGTTAGCTCCTATTGTTTTAAATACCGCAATAAAGAACCCTGTATTTTTTGCTCAAGGGTTTACTTTAACAACTCTTTCAATGGGGAAAAACAGACAGTTTGTTGATGCTTTGTTAAAAAAAGCGTCAAATACATCTTTAAGGGTTTTGGAAGGAGACGAGAGTTTAGCAAAAACAAAATCATTAGCTGAATACATTCAAGGTAAGGTAATGAGGGGTGAAACTCTAAGTAAAATAGAAAAAAAGTTTTTATCTAAAATAGGGGGAGGTGCTTTAACTTTTGCGGATAGGTTAGCCAGTCAAGGCTCTTGGCTTTCTTTCTACATGGCAGAGAGAGCAAAACAAGAAAAAGGAAATAAAGACTGGTCTTTTGACATAGAGGAGGAGTCTAAAAACCCAAACACAGCAGCGGCAGAGAAGGCTAATGTAGAATCGGATTGGGTCAACAACAAATCAGATGTTACTACAGCTCCTGAAGAATGGTCGAAGCCAGGTGTTCATTCAAATATAAAACGAATATTTTTCTTATTTAAAAGTTTTGCTATTAACCAAACTTATAATGCAGTTTTAGATATTAGAAACATAGCTTACGGTGTAGGTGGTAAAGGTGAAATGACTACTAAACAAAGACAGCAAGCAGTCAAAGCATCAACATCAGGTCTTGTGGGTGCTTTAGCTTCTATGTGGATGTTTGAGATGATTAAGTCTAGCTTGGTGAATCCTATGTTGGATGAAATAGTAGAGTCTTTGTTCGATATAGATGATCCAGATGAAGATAAAGAAGTTTTTGACGAAGACGCTTTAGCAGAAAACAGTAAGGATGCTTTATTAAAAGCCTCTTTAGATTTAGCTATTGGTGGCTGGCCCGATATTGCAGGTCCAACATATCTAAAACAACAGCTTAATAAACACTTTTTTATTAATCCTGCTAAAGAGAAATATGAAAAAATGAAGGCTGATAACGAAGCGTTAAATTTAGATGAAAAATTAGAGCCGTTTAAAGAGTGGGACAATAAGGTTTTTTATGATAAATATGAAGTTCCTGGTTCTATTGGTTTGTTTAAATCGTATACAGAGCAAACGCTTAAAAATGCACAAATAATTTCAGGCGAAAAGTATATACCTTCTTATGATGATGTTTATGACGAAGAAACCCTTGTTGATTTAGGAAGCGAAGGCGAAACATTGGCTATGTTAAATTTCCTTGCGTTAGTAATGCAACATGGAGATTTAAAACTTCTTACAGACAGGGCTATTAAAAACAAAGAAAAACAAATAAAAAGAGAGTCAGAGCTGAGAAAGAAAGAAAATAAATAGCCAAAAACTCAAAAATAAAAATTAACTATATTTATAAAAAATAATTAAGATGATTCAAAGTAAACAATATCAAGCTCCTAAATCAGATGATGCGAGTGGAATGAGAGATATTAATAACGTAATTGTAGATTCGGGTTATAGATTCGGTCAGCAAGTGTATCAATTAATTCTAAGACAAGAGGGAAATGCTACTCCTGATAATATAGACTTAGACACTTACTCCAATGGTTTAACGGTCAAGGTAGGGTCTAGTACTATATCAACTTCGTTCTCAACTGATACGGCAACTACTATTGCTGCTTTTGCTACAGCTATTGCTTCTAACGCTAATATAGAGTCAGCAGTTGTTGTAGGTCACACGATTAATATAAAGGTCGTAGAAAACACAGAAGTAGCATTAACAGACTCAGGAGTAACAGGAGGTACTATAAGAACATCTTTAACAGTAAATCTAGTAGCTGACTTAAGAATAGTTCCTGCTATTGTTACAATAAACCAAGAGCCTGAACCATTAAGAATAGATACTAACAACCCTTCAGGAACTAATTACGTAGGCTTTGCAGAAATAGGTACTGCTAATGCTGATGCTAAATGGAGAATTAAAAAGACTGTAACGGCTGGAACTGTAACTACAGTTACTTATGCAGACGGTAACAAGCTTTTTGACAATGTTTGGGACAACAGAACATCTTTAAGTTACTCTTAAAAAAATAGATTATGGGAATTAAGTATGATTACGTATTAGGAAAATTAAGAGAATCTGACGCTGGTGGCGGAGGTGGTGGAAGCACTGACTCAGATGCGGTACACGTTAACGCAGCAGGGGAGATAAATGGTGTATCTGCAAAAGCTACTCCAACAACCAGTGATATTCTATTAATAGAGGATGCTGCTGATAGTAACAATAAGAAGAAAATTACTATTGGAAATTTACCAGCTACGAGTGATGCTAATGCTGTTCATGTAAATGCTGCTAATGAGATTACGGCAATAACTGAAAAAACAACAGTAGATAATCAAGATGAGTTTATTATTGAGGATAGTGCAGATTCTGGTAATAAAAAGAGCATTAAGAGAAAAAATATTGTAAGACCTATTGTAAACAGTACAACAACAGCAACTACACTAACTCCTAATATTGATGAGTATGAGCAAGAGGATGTAACAGATTTAGCCAGTGCTATGACCATAGCAGCTCCAACGGGTACACCATCAACGGGTATGAAGTTAGTTATTAGAATAACAGATGATGGTACAGCAAGAGCGTTAACATGGAATGTTATTTATAGGGCTATTGGGGTTACAACACCTAGTACAACAACGGCAAATAAAATTTTGTATGTTGGATGTATTTATAATGAAGCTGGTAGTAAATGGGATGTAGTAGCAGTTAAAGAAGAAGCTTAATTATGATAACAATTATTTCAAAAATAGAATTAGAAGGTACAGACAGTTTAAAGTATACTGATATTGGTCATACTGAAGATGACGCTATTGTTAATCAGATAAACGAGAATTATGATTATACACTAGGGAAGTTCTTAGGAGAGAACAGGACTAAATTAGAAATAGGAGAGGTGTCAATAAGTGCTTTTTTCAATGGTATTGATTCTGTTAATGAAGCTAGAACTCAAGTAGAAATTGTTGAAGATTCAAGTTTAATTAAAATTACTGATATAAGTCAATTATAATGGCAGTACCTACTAAAGGAAATACTACAAGTGCAAATCCTACTCCAGGAGCTAATTTTAAAACTCAAAACCATACCCAAAATACAGGTAGTGATGGTTTAATTATTGCTCAGTTTACTATGAGTAACACTAGAACTTATTCAAGTTGTACTTATGGAGGTGTAGCAATGACACAACTATATCAAATTAATAGGAGTGGCCTTTCTCAAAGAATGGCTTTTTTTTATTTAGAAAACCCACCAACAGGAAATAACACATTAAGAGTTAATTTTAGTGGTTCACAATGGAATCCCATTAGTATGCATATTAGAAGCTTTACTAATTCAGGAGGCATAGGAGCTAGTTTAAGAACTGGTGGGCAATCAACACCAAATACTCAGAGTTTAACAGTTGAAGATGATTCGTTAATAATGATTACTTCGTGTAGTATTAACGCTATTACAAGCCAACAAATACCACAGGGTACTAATAGAACTTATATTCAACATAACACTAATAGACAGGTAGCAACAGGTGCCATTAGTGCTGATGGTGGACATAGTGCTGGTAGTATTTCTTTAAGGTCTACATCTACCTTTGGAAGTATAACATTAGATAGGACAGAGATAAAAGGGTTGTCAAGTTCAGTAGATACTAGCGGTGGTGACTTCTTTAGTTTATTTTAAATTAAATTTATAAAATGCCAAATCAAAAAATTGAACTAATAGATGCTATAGCAATAGCAAGAGGAACGGAAGAACCAACTAATAGAGATGTTTTTTGGTTGGATAAAAGTTTAACGGGAGGTTTTTATGATAGGCTTAAATCTTACAACTACGACACTGAAAAGTGGGAATTGGTATCTAGATCCAATCAAGAAATTTTATCAGACTTAAGGACTGTTGACGGTGCAGGCTCAGGGTTAGATTCTGACACCTTACAAGGTTATACTCCTGACCAGTTAATATCGCAAGGAGCTTCGGGATTACCTGCTATGTCTACTGGAAAGATAATAGTTGGACAAGGTGACACAATTGGACAAGCAAAAACATTAGGGGGGATAGCAACAATAGACGCTAATGGCTCTATGGCTTATGTAACTAATAGTATTAGCCACACAGGTCTAACTGATGTAGGAACAAACACCCATGTTCAAATAGATTCCCATATAGCAGATAGTGCAATACATTTAAGTGCTGCTCAATCTACTAAGCTAGGTCACATAAGTGTTACTCAAGCTGTAGACCTGGACCAAATGGAAACGGATATTACAGCTAATAATGCTAAACCTACTAACAATCTAGCAACAGGGAATTTAACTCAAGCTGCTGCTGCTAGAACGTACAATATGAATAGCCAAGACCTTTTGTTTACAGATGGCTTTTTAAAAGTAACTGAAGCAGGAACTGGTGACATGTTTTATTTAGAACAAGGAGGAGGGGATATAACATTTGGTGGTGCAAGCGGTGTGGGTACAGGAGGATCTAACTGGATACATCAAACAAATTTTAACACCGCATCTTCTACAGTGTGGGAGCATAGAGATTTTGGAAACAACACAGGATTAAAGTTTGTAAACTGGACTACAACAGGCGGATTAAATCATTATGCTACATTAGAATACGGAGGCTCTGGAATTATGTATATCCTTCAAAACGGAGGAGGAGCAATACAGATGGGTTCTTCAACTACTATAAATGTTGGTTATGGAACAGGAGCGCAACGCCCTGAGACTGTAAGGTTAATAGCAGGCGCAGGACAATTTGAAGTGTCTGGAACAAGTGGAGGGACGGGTGCTACGACCTTTACGGATAACTCTAGCACAACAGCAGGGATTGAATATGCTGCTGATTATAGTTCAGACTTTACAGCAAGGAGTTTAGTGGACAAAGCTTATGTTGATGCTAATGCTGGGGGGAGTAATTTCGCCAATGCAGATTTGCAATTGACAGGGGATAGAAACCATGAGCTAAACAGTAATAAATTAATTTTTAGATGCAAATTAACCGCAAATGCAGATAGGATAGAGAGTTTTTACGACAATAATCCAGTAGGGGGTATGGTCGTTGATCACTACGATAAATTTGGAACAAAAATGCACTCTATAAACAGGGATAGTTTTGAAAATTTAGCCTATGCGGTTGGTTATTTTCGTGCTGGTATGGATGTTGGTCCTAAGAGTGCAATTAAGATGAGAGGCTTTTCTGGGACTGGTTCATATATTAAGTTCTCTAACCAGTTTGGTGACCCTTATTCTCAGATAGGTGCTAATATGCCTCATTACTTTTTAGCTGCTTCTGGAGCTTTGGCGACTAATAAATTTATTGTAGGTGAAAATTCTGCTGTAGGTAGTGAAAGTATTAGTTTACAAGGTTCGACATTAATAAAGGGAGAAGGAACTTCCACAGGTTCAACCTTAGCTTTATACGATAATGACACAACACCTTACAAAAGGTTTGAAATTTTAGACAATGGACAGTTTAGATTAGATTCAAGTAATGCGGTTGTAGCAACACCTTTTAAAATTGAAATGCGACCATTAGGAGGAACGGGGACACCTCCTTACTTTATGATAAAAAACTATGGTGAAGTTGAGATTTATGGAGGGCTTTCAAATTTATTTAATGTCCAAAACACTTTAGGAGCAAAGCAATTTGAGGTGTTAAATGGCACAACAAAAATAAATGGTGCAAGTCAAATAAATTCAACATGGTTTCAAGTTTTAACAGACACTCAAAAAATGTCTTTTAATGCTGGAAGTGGAGGTGCGTTACACCACGAAATTAGAACAAATGGTGGTGGAGGTCCAATAACCACAAAATTTAATATACCAGGAGGTGGGTATCAATTTATCGTTGGTGCTTCTGCTATAATTGGTACTGAAAAAATAAGTTTACAAGGTTCGACATTAATAAAAGGAACTGATACGCTTTCAACATCATCAGCTTTACAGGTTTATGATGGGGATAGTACACCAAATTTATTAGTAGATTTTAAAAATAGCGGAAATGTAGATATTAACGCAAATTGGAGAGCGAATGAAGGTACTTTAAAAATAAACAGTAATAATCAATCTTTTGTTGGAATGGGATTGACTGATACAACAAATGGGTATTATGGTGGTTTCTTTTGGAGACCAACAACACAATATTTAACCATTGGTAGTAATACATCAGGTTTTGCTATTGAGCCAACAGCAAACAATCAAGACTTTGTTTTTACATCTTCGAGTTTTACAAGTGAAAATGAATTAATAGTAAATGATGATTTTACGTTAAACGGTAATCAAGAAGTAAATGCTAATTGGGTTGCAAGTAAAGGAACTATCAATATTAATTCAAGTAATCAATCTTTTAATGGTTTTGGGTTAACAGATACGGCTACTGGTTATATGGGGTTTTTTGGCTATCGACCTACTAATGATTATTTTGTAATAGAATCAACAAGTGCAATTAGTGGAATATCATTTAATACCAATGGAAATAATAGAAGAATGACCATTACTGATAACGGTTTAAATATTTCAAACTTACCTACTAGCTCTGCTGGTTTATCTAGTGGTGATGTTTACAACGATTCAGGAACTTTAAAAATAGTTTAATAAATAAATATGATGATTAATAACAAAGAATATTACAAAATTACAGGAGAGGTTAATGCTGATTTCGGAATAACGGTAACAGACCCAATTATTAAAGTATTTGTTACTGCTAAAGGCGTTGAAGATACAGGTCTTTTGCAATGTGAGTATAATGTATATTATTCTGAAGATAACTACTTAAATGGTGCTTATTTTTTTAAAGCTTCCAAAGATGGTGAGAGAATGATTAATTTTACTTATCCAATTGCTGATGTTCCTAATTGGGGTTGGCAAACTTATAAGGATGACCAAAAGAAAATTATTGCAGATACTTTTGGAATTGATGTAGTAAATATAGAACTTGTACAAGAAGATTAAATGTATTTCGGAAACATATACCCATACTTCACAGAGGAAGAGATAAGAACTGCTTTAATAAGGCAAATTAAGCAATACAATCTTAATTATGTTATGCCTGCTTTTGAGGAGGCTTGGCAGAGTAAATTCTGGAGGGAAAAAGGCTATGATGGTGCTACGTTTATCCAAGATAAGACGCACCCTAGCGTAGATGCTTTTTTGCACGATTGGGGTTATAGGATATACGGTGGAAACAAGTACGATGACTATGTGTTTTACAAGCTTCAGAAAATACTAAAAGATAAAGCTAAACGTAACTATATAGGTGTTAGGTTAGGTGGATTCTTTTTAAGAATGAAAAACAAATATATACAGAAGAAGCCAGGAACTTCTACGGAAAACCTTATAAGGCTTTATGAAATACTAAAAAAAATTAAAATATAATAAAATGGAACAATTAACAGAAGAACAGAAGGCTTACATTCAATTAATACAACTTTTAGATGCCGCTACTCAAAGAGGAGCTTTTTCTAGACACGAAGTATTATCTTATAATAAATCATTAGGAATATTAGACAAACTTTTCGTAGAGAAAAATAAACAGCCTGAAGATTAAATCAAACTTTAGGGTGTGTCTTTCGTTGTAAAAAGCAAAAGATTTTATTTTTCTATCTTTATGAGAAATGAGGGTGTAATGGATAATACTAATTTGGGTATTTTTATAAATACTGTTTTTTCTTTTTTCGGTTGGGGATGTTTGAATCAGAATGTAGAAACGATAAAAGATAGTATTCCTTCATTAGATTATCTAAAAATCATAGTCACTCCAGCAGCCGAATCAGGCATAGATGTGACAAGTAAAATATCTGTATTAGTACTAACTTTCCTTTCTATAATCACTTCTTCAATCACAATAGGTCAATTTATTTATAAGTTTTATAAGAAAAAAAAATAACCTAGTCAGATGAAATATGAATGGAGTAAAAGAAGTAGGGGTGTTTTAGAAACACTTCATCCAGATTTACAATTAATAATAAACTTAGCAATACAGAGGACATCTGTGGATATTGTGTTAGTGGAAGGGTCTAGGGATGTGTCTACTCAAAGAAGGTATTTCAAAGATGGTTTGAGCAAGATAGACCCAGATAAGTACAGGTCAGACGAGGACTTGTGTAAGGCTGCTAAACATATAACCATTGAAGATCATTCTTTGTATCATTATTCAAGAGCTGTAGATTTCTGTGCGTATGCTTTTCATAATGGCAAAAACTTAACCTACGACATGACACACTTAGTATACATATCCACTGTAATAGAGCAGAGTGGAAAAGACCTGTATTCAAGAGGTGTTACATCTCATATAATAAGGACAGGAGTGAATTGGGATATGGATGGTATATTAAAGTTTGACCAATCGTTTTTAGATGCTCCTCATGTTGAAATAATAAAACCAAAGTTATGAAGAAGTTTACTGGATTTTTAAAGAAAGCTAAGGGGTTTTTAGCCACTAAAGGTAAAGATGTAGGTCAGTTAGCTATTAATGCTGCTACAGGTAACTTTAAGGGTGTTATAAAAGAGATTGGAGATGTATTAGGAACTGACTTATCAGAAGAAGGTAAAGCTTTATCAGAAGAGTTCCAGTTAAAGATAAAAGAGTTTGAGGTAGAGCATGATAGATTAATGATGGAAGATAGGAAGTCTGCTAGAGATATGCAGAAAGAATCTTTAAAACAAGGTGGAAAGCTTTCTAAAAATTTTATTTATTATTTAGCTGCTTTTTGGAGTGTTGTTGGAGCTACCTTCATGATATTTTCTTTCTTCATAGTTGTTCCAGAGGGTAACACACACTTAGTAGATACTTTAGAAGGGTTTATACTTGGTAATATAGTGGCTTCTATTATAGCGTTCTTTTACGGAGGGATGAACAAGAATTAATCGTCACCAAATAATTTACAGTAAAGCAAGTAGTTATGTTCTCTGACTATTTGCTTTTTTGTTTTGGACCAAGTAAAGTTTCTTTTAGTTTCTAGATCTCCTGTTTCCCATTCCATGTGGTGTTCTGCACATAGAAGTTCTATGTTGTCTTTGTTTAACCTAAGCTCAGGTGTTCTTCCTTTGGTTAGTATATGAGAAAAGAATATTGGTTGAGGTTTGTTTCCTAGCTTTTTACCACAGTTAGCACATACATGTTTTCGTTCTTTCCATATCTCCATAAACATTTCCCATTCTCCTGTTTTTTTTCTACTCATTAAAACATGTTCTTTTTATGGTCAGGATTGGATTTAAAATACTCGTCTTTTATCTCTACTGATTTATGTATATAAAATGTGTAACCATCAGGAGAGGTGTTTTTACAAGTAACAAATGTTTCATCAATCTTACACACTTCGTATTCTTCTCCTTTGTAGGTAAAGACATCTCCTTTTTTTAAATGTAAAATTTTACTCATGCTAAAATGTTTATAAAAAAAAGAGGGTTTTACCCCTCCTTATAATTTTTAATGTTCACTCTAAAAGTAGCTCTTTTTCCTTCAGGGCGTTTATTAAGTATTCTACCATTGTCTCCAAAAGAGATAACCTCATCATACTTAGAGAAAGCCATAATCTTTTGCTTTAGCTTGTCCTTGGTTTTTTCAAGCAAAGCTATATCATCTGTACAAGTTTTATACTGTACAGCTATATCCCATTCTTCCTCTTCTCCTTTTCTAGATGTGTCTTCGTAAGATACTTTATACTTGTCTTTATAAAACTCTAAATAAGCTTCGTTTCCTGACGGCTCTGGTTCTATGTCTGTTATTTGCCTATCTATCTCCAGCTCATCACCTTCAGAGTTGTATATGTCTCTAGCCATAGTCACACGATTCCAGAACTCATAAGACTTTACGATAATCTCTTGACATAATTCTAGGTCCATGTCTAAAGGCAATACATTAAAGTCCACACCTGCTACTAGGTATGCAAGTTCAGAGTATGTAATACCTAACACTATCATTTGAAGGTTTGTTTGAACTACGTACCTGTGTGGTATTCCTAGTTCATACTTCTCTGCTGCGAACTGAGAAACCATCTTTATTTCTAGAGAAGCGTCTGACTCGATTACCTCACCTGTAAAGGGTGAAACCTGTCCTCCTGGGATAAAGAAGTCTAAGGAAGCTGATAAATGCGGATAGTTGATGTTTACAGCGTAACAAGGGATAGGAACTTTAGTTCTAATCTTTTTAGCTTGCGTCCAGTTATCTACCCAACCTGTTTCAGTTCCATCGTAGAACTCCCATAGGTCTGATATTTTCTCCTCAAAGTGCAAACCGTTTACAGTAAACTTTGTTGCAAAGGGAGGTATGTCGTAATCTATCTTACTTCTGAAAAGTTTTACAGAATCACCATACTCATCCATTTCTATAATTGTAGCTATCTCTGATGATCCTATTGTATTTTTTCTAAACGAATACCAATCTTCATTTCTTTTACCTTCAATAAACTGAGGGATAAAAAAACCGTATACATCTTCTTTTATTTGTTTAGCGTACTTAGCGTATTCTCCTAAGTGTGCGATTTCCTCTGGTAGGTTACACCCAAGATTATCTAATGATAAATCTATTTTATTCATTTCCAATGTTGTTGACATATTAATTGTAGATTAAAGAAACGGGCTTCACCTACTCCCGTTTTGAATTAAGGCTTCTTTATAACTGCTACGTGTAATATTTAAAAAGGTAAATCGTCATCCTCCTCATACGAAGGCTCTTCTTTTTTTGTTTCTAATGGCTTTGATTTTAAAAAGTTATCTACTTCTTCCGCTGCTTGTTTTAGTTCAGGAGAAACGGTGTTTAGTATGTTGTCCTCAGCAGGTTTTAATTGAGAACACATTTCTTTAAGCTTTTCATGAAGCTCGAAACGGTCATAGTCTGTTCTATCTCTAAGCTTTGTTACCTTAGTCAATTCCATTTGCTCTTCGATACTAAGTTTCCACTTAGGTCTGTCATCTCCGTTTATCGTTAGATAAGCTGTTGGAAATGATTTACCGTCTTTAGATCTTGTTGCTAATGAAATCTTAATCAATCCTAACTCTGGGTAAGAGGAAAGTGTATTAAGAATACCTCTACCCACCATGCTTAGTGATGATTCAATAACATAGTCCATACCGTCATCGGTAATGGTAAGATTAAAAACTTCTGTTTTGTCGCCTTTATATTCATTAACCTGAAAGTTAATAGATTTAAAATAGCCACTAACAAATGTTTCGCTTTGTGTGTGCTGATACTTTCCTGTTTCAGCGTTCTTCTGATAAACCTTAAACACTGGTTTTTCTTCTTTAGTGTTTAGTTTTAAATAAGTCTTCGGAGCATTATCTCTTCCTAGTCCCATAATATATAAAATTTAATTGTTTACTAATTTAATAAGGAGGTTCTTCTGGTCTACTGTCCTTGAAAACCGTTCCCTTGTTGTAATTGTTAATACCTTCTGCTTCAGAGGGTTGTTGCTGTTCAAATACGTAATCATCAAAGTTTGGTCTTTCATCTTTCGTACTGACAAATTCTTCCCCTAAGATAGTCTTTTTAAACCATCCTCGCAAAGGACTTTCGTTGTCAGAATCATAAAAACTGAAAAAATCTCTATGCTTACCTCTACCCATATTCAGGAGTACAGGGCTATCCATTGGAGTTTCTAAACCGCCAGTATGTTTTGACTTTACTTTTTTAACAGCTATCTGTGTTTGGTTTCTTAATTCCTCAACAAACTTGTATCTATGAACTAATAACATGTGGGTGCATTTGTTTTCCCATACTACACCATCAGCAAGGTCAGCAGCATTCAACGGAGCAGGATTACCTTTTAAATCTCCTGATTGATGAACTCTTCGTGCTGACTCTGTATTGGAGTGCATACCTATGTATAAAGACATATTCTTATGCTTACACCACTTCTGTAGCTTGGTGGCCACTTGAAGTGTGTATTGATAAGTATTAAGCTTTCTGTCAACCTCTGTATAATCCACAGTTAAAGCGTTCCAAGGGTCTATAAACAGATAATCAAACTTACCCTTTTTAGCCTCTATCTTTTCAACCATACTAAGAATATCCAAGTAGCTTAACATATCTTCTGTTTCTATAAAAGCAAAGTTTTTGTCAAGGTATTTCAATCCTTTGTCTATATGTTGTTTGGGTATGTCTTTAACTTTTTCACCATACAAAAACTCAAGCACAAATACCTTAAGTTCCCATGCAGGATTCTCGGTGCTGTATATGATGACACGCTTACCATGAAGGGCATTAGCTAGAGCAAAAAGAAAACAAGCGATAGTGGTTTTACCTAAACCTGCCGTACCTCCTATAATATCAAAAGCTTGGTCCTTAAACCTATAATGCCTATCTAAGTCTTTATACCCTGTTGATAGTCCCATTGGTATCTTACCACTAGCAAAGTCATGTATATAAGAGTTAGCCTCATCACCTACAATAAACTCATGGGTGTTATCAACCTCAACAGGCTCATCTTTGGTTTTATACTTAGACTCTGGATTAGTTCCATAGCCCATATCTCTAAGCTCCCTAGCAGCTTGTTTAGGGTCTCCTCCGCATTGTAGTACTGTGTATATTCCAAAAGGACTATATGATCTAGTGCTATCAAATATTGAAGATGTGCTAAACACTCTAAGCAAGTTGTGTGCTATTGAAAAGTTACCCGATGTAGGGCTGTTGCTTCCTGGTCTTACAACTGGTATTTTCTCATTCTTCACTTCTTTTAATTCCCAACCATGACTTTCCATAACCATTTTCCAATGGTGGTTGTCATCGTTATAAGCATCCCAAGGCGGTATCCCTACGCTGTTATATACAACTTGTGGCTTCTCTTGAAATACGGGAGGTAGAATCTCATCAAAAGTTCTACAACAAGCAAAAAGAGTATCTCTTTCTTTTTGGGTAATTAACTTTAAATTAAGAAGTTTACCTTGCTCTATCTCGTAACCTTCAGAAGGGTGGCAAACAACATAAGCGTTGGCTGACCTAGTTTCTAAAAGCACTAACCTTTTTTGTCCTTCTTTAGCTTCCTTTTCTGTAGGTTCTCTTTGAGCAAGTTTAACACTTCCCTCTTGTTTTCCTTCCACTTTGTATAAAAGGTGAAAGCCTTTGTTTTTTGTTGTCGATATAGTTAGCTTTTTCCAAAGTCCAGGACAGAAGAGTTCTACTCTGTCTTCTAAAAGCTCCATAAAGTCACCCTCTCCTATCCAGTATTTAGCGTCTACATCTACAACTTGAACACCTGCTATCTCACCTGTTACAAGTCCTACAGATTGAAACTCAGATATGTCGTCACCTAGTTTGTAAAGTTCTTTGGTGTATTTCTGCCAAGAACTTATGTTGGGTATTTTATTTTTTTTAAGCGGTATTATGCTATACCCTCTACCTAAGAGGGATTCAAGTTTGTCTCTAGTAATCATTATTTATATTTTTCAGCAAACTTTCTTAAACCATTAATCTCCTCTTCTTCTATATTACCCTCGTTATCTATTTTATTAATAAACTCTAGCAGCCCTTCTGATAGTAGTACATGTTGTTTAAGCAGTTCTGATACGGCTTCTACGTACCTTAATCTAAACTCTGCTTCTTTTTTATATCTATTGTAGGCTTTAGGGTCTTTCGGGGTAAAATTTCCTTTCTCTAACGCTCCTAATGAGTTAAGCTTTGCTTCACATTGGTCAATTAAGTAATCGTTACCTTTTTGGATTTTATCTATTAAGTTCACTGTCTATTCTTTTTTATCAAACTCATAAAAATAACCATCTTCTACAGCCCATTTGTGAGCATTCTCACAGAAGAACTCATGGGTGCTTACCTTGAAGTCTGGCGGAGTTAGTTTATTTGATGTCAAAGACTGATCATAGAATAAAACCCTGTTGTTTGGTTGAGCAGCAAACTGACCGTTATCCATCTTTATAATATTAAAAGACTTGTGTTCGTTAGGTGTTTGCGAAAGGCTCACATTTAATTCATTAGGCTCTGAATGACAGCTATCAATAGTAAATAGATAATAACCCTTGTGGAACTTTTTATCTTTCATATACACTTGACAGTCTATATTCTTTAATATTGTTTTTTCAATGACAGTTATATTATACGAAAAACAATCCCATATTTGCAAGTAATCTAATGGAACAAATGTATCAACATCAACGTCTTTTTTCCAGACAAAAGCTGATATAGGTAGTTTATCATATAAAGCTCCGTATTCAGTTAGGTAGGCTTCAATGTAAAGTGCTTTTCCTAATATGGACTTTACACTTACCCAATAACATGGTTCATAATCTCCATGTCCTTCGTCAAAATCATACAGGTATTCTCTTCTGACATAACACTGTATCTGTGGTAGGTTGGCTACTAGATAACTCATTTTTTATTATTGACAACATATTCAGTAATAAAAGTCTTAAGTTCTTCGGTAGGCATGGTAACCATAAACTCTGCTAGGTCTTTGTATTTACCCTCATGGTCGTATCTTTTAAAAGCAGGAGTTAATTGTAGTCTGGTAATACCGAACATCTTTAATCCGTCAGCTATTTTTTTCAAGTCAGATACTTTTCTATCGTCTGTAATAAAACTAAGGTCTAACTTCTTGGTGTTTTTCTTAGCTTTCTCCGTAAGGAATTTTCCTTTGGAAACTTTTTCTTTCTTCTCAACAGTGCCTAACTTTTCTTTAGCGTTACTAACTTCTTCTTTAGAGGCGTAGTTCTCGTTATCACCAATACCTAATGCTCTGAATGCCCTTCCTATTGCAGAGGTCTCGGCATTCTCTACCCAGCTTGTTTTGTTGATGTTGTTAGTACCTTCTCTTTCAGAAGCTATTCCTGTTGCTACAACCTTACCTGAGCCGTTGAGTATCTCACACTTAATAATAACCTGATGCTTACCGTCAATAACACAGGTGTCTAGTAAGTGTGTGGTGATTTTATGGGTTGAAAATTCTTTTTTAAATATAGCTTGTCGTTCAGCTACTTTCTGATAGTCTTCGTTATAAGTCATAAGTCTTCTTGATTGATTTTCGTATTAATTTAGCAACAGATACCTTCTTTTGTTTTGCTAGTTCTTTTAGCTTAACAATTACGTCACCCTCTACCCTTATCTGGAACTTTCTATCTTTATTCATTTTGTTTTTGGATTAGCTTTACTTTTTAATTTCTTAGCTTGTTCTTTTGTTACTTTCAAAACCTCACCAGATATTAAGTCTTTAATAAAGTACTTAAGATCTATAAGTTGTTCAATATTAATATCAGCCATATCCTTAAATATCTCTTCGTATATTTTCTGAATATCCTGAACAAGCTTAACTTCTTTTTCGTTTTTGTGCATAGCACGTTCTACGGGGAGTGTTTTCTTTTCAAGTTCTGAAAGAAATTTATTCCCATAATATTTTAATTCTTTAGACCATATTGGGGTTTCTTTAAGGTCTTCAATGTTTTCCAACATTATAATAGCGTTGGACATAAAAGAGGTGCATAGCCTCTTGTGTTTATTAATAGCTGCTTCCATATTTGTTCATGTTTCCAAGATTGGGTTTACTTATTTTTTTTATCATAAATGTGTCACATTTAGGACACTTAACTTTTGTTTTATAAGACTGTACTAGCTTGTCTTTAACTTCGGTTTTGCAATTTTCGCAAATGTAATCGAATATAGGCATACTTAATTGTTTGTTGCTTGATACGTATATATTATTTCAATAGTGACATCTTTATTGCACTTTTCGCATATAAATTTTGAATCCTCTACGTACCAGTCTGAGTCACAGCATTCTGTTTTAATTTGTTTTAAAGCTTTTTCTGCGTCCACTATACTAAATATTAAATTCTGTTAGTTTTTTCATAATCCTGTTTCTTCTATTATTACTATTAATTCCTCTAGTAGTTGCTTTTGAGCCTCTTCGTATCCTTTGCAGTATGGATACCTTGTGCCTATTGTGTTTTTTGGTCTGTGGTAAGTACCCCTTGCATATATTTTGTAGCAATATTCACTGCCTGTTTTTTCTATCCAAGAAACATACCCCCATCTTCTTCTGAACCAATCAAAGACCTTGCAGTATGTTACATTATCATCGTATCCTAACTGTCTAACAGCAGATAATTCTTTAGTAGTTATTACATCACTCATATAAAACAGTTTAAAACTCTTCAGGTTTTCCAAGGAAAATACTCATAATTCACTTATACTTAAAGCTCCGTAAACGTATAGCACCCAATCTCCAAACTAACACTCTTGGTCGTGCATTCGCTTCTTAATTAGCCTGAAGAGTTTTGTTAAATTAATCTAATTCACTATCAATGATTGATTCTGTTGCTAAATCATTAACATACTCCTCTAAAAAGCACATGTTAAAAGGAATATACCGCTGCCAGAACTATGCTAGACAGGTTGTCCTTTTGCTCAAATACTTGCTCACTTGCTTTGTCTAATCTATACTCTAACTTTAGATTCATATTCTCTATTGCATAATCCAAAGTAGTAGTAAAGTTTATAACATTAGCGTCTGCTCCAATTGCTCCAACTCCACTTCCAACTTCAGCGAAGTACTCACCTCTCAACCCTGCGGTTAATTTACCAAAAGAATATTGAGGATACAAAGCTGCTCCATAAAAACCGTTGCCATCAGTGTCATTATATGTAGAATTTATTCCTAAATAAAATTTCTCTGACAAGTCATAACCACCTGTTAAGTCAATCTGGAACGTAGCTTCAGAGCTAGGATCTTGCTTTCCTAATAAAAAGTTCAAATACGTGTTCTTGTA